ATGGACGAAAAACACTATATCGTCGGAATAGGCGAAATTTTGTGGGACATGTTCCCTACCGGCAAACGCTTGGGAGGCGCACCGGCCAATTTCGCCTACCATGCCGCGCAAGCCGGACTCGACGGGATTGCGGTCAGCGCCGTGGGCAACGACGCTTTGGGACAAGAGGCCGAAGCGGCTTTGGCGGCAAAACGGCTTGCCACCCACTTGGAGCACGTGCCGTTTCCCACCGGCACGGTTCGCGTGTCGCTCGACGATGCCGGCACGGCAACCTACGAATTTGCCCCCGATGCGGCATGGGACAACCTTGAATACACCCCTGCGCTGGATGCAATTGCCCGCGCCGCCCGCGCCGTTTGCTTCGGCACGCTGGCGCAACGCGCCGCGAAGTCGCGCGCCACGGTGAGGCGGTTTGTGGAAGCGGTCGACGGAATGCGCGTGTTCGACATCAACCTGCGCGGCAATTTCTACGACCGCGACACGATAGAAGAATCCTTGCAGATTTGCAATATTTTGAAAATCAACGACGACGAAATTCGCATCATTGCCCGCATGTTCGATTTGCCCGACAGCGAGCCTGACATTTGTTGCCGCAAGCTTATAAGCCATTTCGGCCTCGACATGGTCGTCCTCACTTGCGGAGCCGACGGCAGCCATGTATTCACGCGGCAAGGGGCAACGTCCCATCTGCCGACACCCCGCGTGAAAGTGGCCGACACGGTGGGCGCGGGCGACTCGTTTACTGCCGCGTTTGTCTCGGCGTTGGTGAAAGGCGAAGATTTGGACACGGCCCATCGCAAAGCCACGGAAGTGGCGGCATACGTCTGCTCTTGCGAAGGAGCCATGCCGCCCTACGACTGCCGCAAAACATAACGACTCCAAAAATCTCCCTTTGATACTACCGGCATTTTTCTCGCGGTTTCAAAAAGTTTAATACCCTTTTGGAACAGAGCCGAAAAGGAGGAATGCCGCCTCGGCGGGGAATCCGGGTGCGCGACACGCAGCGAAGTGCGGCGTTTTTTAGCTGCAAAATAGCACATGGTATTGCAAATTTCAATAGATGTGGCTAACTTTGCAGTCGCTTTGAAAGCGGAAATTGCACAAGCAATCCGTTTTTGGTCCTATAGCTCAGTTGGTTAGAGCATCTGACTCATAATCAGGGGGTCCTTGGTTCAAGCCCAAGTGGGACCACGAGAAAGAAGCCCAAAGAGTTTCAAAGACATTTAAACACACTGAAAAGTAGCAATATGGCTAATTTCGGTGTGTTTTTTAATGTCTTTCGGTTTCTTTTGATTTCACAAAAATAGTACATAAATTTGCGGAGGTGTACCAACCCGATTTAAATATGTACCATTTATGATTATCAAAAGGAGCATATCGTTTTTCTTACAGAAAGTTTACAACAGTGCCGATGATGCGGAGTGTCAAATAAGAATGCGCGTACGTTGGAATGGGAACGTATTGCAATTTAACTGCGGTTTTACCATTGCTCCATCAAAATGGATCACCGACACTTCGCGCTGTAAAAAGAATTCATTCAACAAAAAGGGATACTCCTCCGCCGAGATAAACAAGGAGCTAAATAGGCTTGAAGAGCTTGCGCAAGATGTCTTTAAATCATTTGAGGTGCAAGATACGATTCCTGAAAAACAAGAATATAAGAATGCGTTTAATGAAAGAAATGGGAAATCTGCAGGAATTAAACAGGAAGAATTAACATTTGACAAGTGCTTTCTTGATTTTTTGTCTACGCAAGGAACTATAAACGCATGGGCGAATGGTACGGTTTATAAATTCCGCACTTTCAAGCGGCATTTACAGGGGTTTAATCCCTGCATTAAAATGTCGGATTTTAACACATCTTTGTTTGTCGGTTTTTTGGATTATCTCATAAACGTGGCGAAACTTCGGAATACGACTGTGCAAAAGAATTGGAAACTGCTCAAATGGTTCTTGAAATGGGCCGACAAAAACGGATATATAAAGAATAAGGATTATTTGGACTTCAATCCACATTTGAAAAACGTGCGTGACAAAGAAGTGGTATTCTTGACATGGAACGAGCTTATGAAAGTATATAATCTACATTTTCCCGACAACAAGAAATATCTTGAACATGTCCGCGATGTGTTCTGCTTCCAATGCTTCACTTCATTGCGATATTCCGATGTGGCTAAATTGAAGCGCGAGGATATTGCCAGAGACGTTGTCAAAGTGGTTACGGCGAAAACGGGAGACACGTTGAAAATCGACCTCAACAAATACTCACGCGCTATCCTTGAAAAATACAAAGATTGCCCACGCCCTCTTCCTGTAATAAGTAATCAGCGGATGAACATCTGGCTGAAAGAAGTATGTTATCTTGCAGGAATCGACGAGCCAATAACTTTGGTGTATTACAGAGGGGCTGAACGCATCGAGGAAACGCATCCGAAATATGAATTGATCGGCACGCACACGGGGCGGCGCACATTCATCTGCAATGCCCTAACAATGGGCATCCCTGCTGCTACAGTCATGGAGTGGACGGGACATAGCGATTATAAGGCAATGAAACCGTACATTAAGATTGCCGACGAGGAAAAGGCAAAAGCTATGAAGCTGTTCGATGACAGATGACTCTTGGCAGGAAAGATTAGTTTTGACTAATCTGACGGACGTTTATAATTATCTATACGCTTTCCCGATTCTGTCGCCTGTCACCCATCCATCTCCAAATTGACAATTCTTAATGTCTACAATGTAAACTCCGCTTATTGTCAATCCATTAGAAATAGCATCTTCAAGATAAGTCTCGGCATATATGTCGAAGTTTGCTCCCGGGTAAGCATCTACTGCAAGTATTAGAAAGTTAGCATCCGTAATCTCTCCTGCATAAATGCCAATATCGGCAGAAACAAGTTCCTCTATATATTTATCTGCCGCCCGTTTTTGGCCTTGTGTTGGCTCTCCTTTAACTTCGCGATTGGAAGAAAGTTCTATTTCTACTGGCTCATACGAAGTCCGTTCATTCTCTTTTGCAGTTTCTCGTGCGCCACATCCTCCTAAGACCAACGCCATAATTGAAATCAATATTACTTTATCCATAGATTTAGTATTTAAATTATAAAATAATGTCACTTACAATATGTTGTTTTACAATCCAAAGGCTTCTTACTTGCGCAATTTCAATGTCAAAATCGTCAAACTCGCTATTTACGGAATGAGCTATCCAATATTTCTTTGACATCTCAAAATCGCGGTATCTACGCAATATCTTTATATGGCCGTGATAATCTCCTGTGACTTTATCCTCAACAACAATCCCAAACACACTTCCAAAAGGAATAGAATTGGGATTGTCATAATCATAGCTATAACGTTTCAACACGAGTTTGCATCCGGGCGGATATGCCGGAAGCATGGAATTTCCCTGCATACTTGCAATACCCTCGCAGTCCTTGCAATCAGGCAGATACCAATACCTCGCTATCGTTTCGTTTTGAACGACAAGCTCGGTTTGCCCTGCTGCGAATGTAAATGATGTTTCAGGAATAAGGCGCAAACCTGCCTTTATAGCGGTTTGATAATCCTCTTCACATTCTATTTCAATAGCCTTGTTTTTAGAACTGTTTAGCATCTCCCCCTCGCCTGTCAGAAGCCATGCCGTGTTCAGTTCTGGGTATTGAGATGAAATGCTATGAAGTTTTGCGCCACCAATTCCTTTTGAGATATTATTAACAAACCCATTCGAAGCGCCTATTTGTTCCTCAAACCTTTTTTGGCTTAATCCTTTATACTTTATAAATGATATAAGTCTATGTTTTACAGCATTTTCCATCTTATATATTATTTATAATGATTACAAATAAGCATTTGTAATAGAATTTTCTCTAATTTTTATTTGTTGCATAGAAATTTCTCTATACCTTTGCAGTGTGTGAGTGAGACAAAGATATTTAATAAAAATGGAAAATGCAATAATTAACGTACAAGGGACAATCAACAACCTCGAAGTAGGAGAAAAATTTGAATTTCCCCGAGACAGATACAAGACTTCATACATCCGCAATATAGCGACGAAGTTAAAGACGGACATTGGCAAAGTGTTCACAGTAAACTGTGGAGAAAATAACACAACCGTAACACGCATATCGTAATGAACGAGCAACTGTACGAGATATTAAGACCGTTCGCCAGAATGGTCGCAGAAGAAATTTTGGCGATGCAGAAGCCTCAGCCGCAAGAGAAAGAGACAGAGCAGTCTCGCACGCTGAAAGGGCTGAATGGCATTATGGAGATATTCCAATGCTCGAAAAGCAAGGCTTCGAGAATCAAGGCGAGCGGCATTATCGACAGTGCTATTACGACGACGGGGCGCATGTTCATCGTTGACGAGCGCAAGGCTCTTGAAGCGATGAACCGCCACAAAGGCGGCAGGCGTTACGCACGTTAAGGCACGCAGCCGCAAGCAGGACATTGACGTATTGAAAAGCCGAACAGAAGCCGTTCGGGAGCTTCGCCCAACAAGCAGGAATGCCGAGGACGGAGGTTGGCTCGACGGCCGAGTTTTGCGGATTCTCCGACAGAGGCAAAAATCCGCGCCCCATGCGCAAGGGGAAGGGTTGCGCAGAGTGGATAACATTTTATGGATATAAGGAAAAACGCTTTGGGCGTTTCATTCTCATATTTCAGTAATAGATTGTTTCCGCGCTTGATGCCGTTGCCGCCGTAGGAAAGGCACGCAAATGCAAGGCTTGGCGGCACTCCCATGCCGCTGCCTCGAAAGGTCTTGCATGTACCAACTTGCGAGCCTTGGCAACGGAAAGAAAGCGCGGTTGGCGCAGACGGTCGGCAGGGTTTCGATGAGTTTCACTGCCTCGCGGCTCGATTCCGCGATGCGCCGCAAGTCATTCATTTTCATTCCTTATTTTCTTCATTTTTTTCGTGATTGGATTTTTTTCGACGATAACGGGAAGATTGCCCCGCAGAGGCGGGGGAACGTTGGTCATTTTTCAAATGAATGATTTAGATGTTTTATTGTATTTGTTCCGCGCCGCTTGGGAAAGTAGCGCGGTTTTTCAAAGGACACTCTTTTTTAGCCCTCATATTAATTATTTTTAGTTTATTCAGACACCAACACATTGGTTTAACTCAATGTGTGTTTCCCCCGAATCCGAGAGGACGCAGGGGTTTTTAATCGACAACAACAAAAAAACAATGAATATATGAAAGCAAAGCAAATCATCATCACGTCGGCGATAGCGGCGTGGTGTTCGGCGGCGTTCCTTATCGCCGCAGCGGAATGCGACATGCTGCCCTTGGGGCAGTTCTTGGCGGTTAAGGCTATTTCCTTAGCCGCGCTGATAGCAGGCGGCTTCGCATGGGCGAAAGCCGAAAAGAAAGGATTGATTTTAAAAATTCGGACAAATGAAAACTTCTAAACGTCTCAACGATGCCGAGATAAAAAAGATAGCCGAAGAGATAGCGGACGCAATCCGCTACAACGACGAGTGGGATCACGGCATGTACATGGAGAGCTGGCTTTTCGCGGACTTGGACGACGGCAAGGAAGCGTGCATAGAGTTTTCAGCCGGATACTGCAATGCAAGCTCCTATTTCTTGGGCGAATACATTACCGTTTCCAATGCTTTCGTCGACAAGGGGACGATATACGACGGGAACGAGGAATGGCCGTTGCACGAGGACGACATCGCGAAAATCGAAGAAATAGCGCGGCGCGAATTGGACGGCGCGGTGGTTTACGAGTTCGAATCGCCGTACGACCGCGAAGTTTACGCATTTTAAAGGACAACAATAAAAAAAGAAACAATACATGGAAGAAACAACCAATTTTCAAAACAACATCGCGCAGCACATGATGAGCGCGGAAATCGGCGAAATCGCGCAAGCGTTAGCCAATTTCCAATCCGAGATAAATCAACCGAAGCTGACAAAACCTGTAAAAATATTTAAGAACAGCAACAATGGCAAAGATTATGATTTCAAGTATGCCGACCTTTCGGCGTGCATGGCGGCAGCCGCGCCGTTGTTGTCAAAGAATGGATTGGCAGTAACGCAGCTGATAACCGACCGCAAGCTGATAACCGACCGCAAGCTGATAACGCTTTTGGCACACAAGAGCGGGCAATGGTTCAAAAGCGAAATCGGAATCGGCAATGCGACCAAATATCAAGAGCTTGGCTCTGCGATAACCTACCTGAAACGCTACTCCTATTGCGCCATTCTCGGCATTGTGGGAGATGATGACGACGACGGCAATATGGCAGACGGCAATGACATTATCGTGGTAAAAAAAGCAACGCAACCGCAGGAGCAACCGGCGGCGCAACCGCAGGAGCAACCGGCGGCGAAACCGCAACAAGCAGCCATTCCCGAAAACGAGGATACCGACTTGCAGACGGCAATCTACGACGCGCACATGGCGTTTAGCAAGGAAGCGTTGGCGACGGTGTACGACAATTGGAAGTGCTACCACGACAACAAGCAGTTCATGGACGCGCTTGTGCTTAGGAAAAAAGAATTGGGACTTTAAACGGAAATGACATGGAACTGGTGAAATCAAGCGTCGTTTTCGACGAGGAACAACATAAGTATTGGCTGGGGGGAAAGGAGCTGCACGGCATCACGGGGATGCTCTCGCGGCAGCTCTTCCCCGACAAGTACCTCGCAGTGCCGGACGACGTTCTGCAACGCGCCGCCGCGAGAGGGGCGAAAATCCACAAGGCGTGCGAGCTTGTGGACGAACTGGGCGTGGACCACGAAAGCGCCGAAGCCGTGAATTACAAGCGCATTTGCGCCGAAAACGGGTTGCGTTACGAAGCGAGCGAGTATCTTGTCTCGGACAACGACTATTTCGCGTCGGCGATCGACAAGGTTTACCGCGTCGGCGGCGACACGTTCATCTTGGGAGACATAAAGACGACCTATGAATTGGATTTGGAATACTTGTCGTGGCAGTTGTCAATTTACGCCTACTTGTTCGAGCGGCAAAACCCCGGCGCGAAAGTGGCGAAGCTCTGCGGCATTTGGCTGCGGAGGCAGAAATCGAAGCTGGCGGAAGTCGAGCGCAAGGACGACAAGGAGATCGAGCGTTTGCTCGCTTGCGAAAAGGCGGGCTTGCAGTTCACGCCCTCATGCGCGTTGCCCGTCAAGGGCGGCGACGAGCTTCCTGCGCAATACGGCGAGGCGGAAGAAGCCATAATCGCGTTGGAGACGCAGATAAAGGCTTTGGACGCGGAACGCAAGAAGCTCGCGGAATTTCTTGCGGAGGCGATGAAGGAGGCAGGCGTGAAAACATGGAAATCGGAAAGGCTTCGACTGACGATCAAAGACGACACGACACGCGAGACGTTCGACAGCAAGGCTTTCAAGGAGGAGCATCCCGAAATGTACGGCAAGTACGTGAAGTATTCGACAGTAAAAGGAAGTTTGACAATAAAAATAACAGAACAATGAGCAACACGATTACGGGCAGGGTGTACCGCATAACGCCCACGGTGGAGATAAAGAGCAAGGACGGGCAAGCGTCGTTCAAGAAACGGGAGCTGACGCTCGACGCCACGCGCTACGACAGCATCACGGGAGAGAAGATGTTCGACAATTTCCCGACCATTGAGTTCGGCGGCGACAAATGCGCCCTGTTGGACAACCTCTCTCGCGGAGAGATAGTAACCGTCAGCTTCGACCTTTCCGGATCTTCGTACAAGGACGCGCAAGGCACGGAAAAGTGGTTCACGCGCATACGCGGCTACAAGGTGGAAAGGCGGCAGGTACAACAACCGGCGCAAGCGCAAGCGGCTCCGGTGCCGGTTGCGGCTGCGGAGGTGAAAGCGACGCAGGGAACGACTGACAATTTGCCATTCTAATATGCCGCAGCATGCTTTACGACACATTCAACGAATACGAGGCTAACCGTGCGCGCAAGCGGCTCGAATGGCTTATAGGAAGAAATGCCCTTGTTGAGATAAAGGACAAGTCGCGATTCACCGTGTCGCAAAACAGCTACTTGCACGTTTGCATCGGGATCGTGGCGTTGGAAACGGGAGTGACTTTGGAGTACGCGAAACAGAAGTACTTCAAGCGGATCGCAAACCGCGAAATGTTTTACATCGGCAAGTTCACCGACCCCGTCACGGGCGAGGAATGCGGCAAATGGCGTTCGACGGCTTCGCTGACAAAGGAAGAGATGACGTTGGCATTGGACCGTTGGCGCGATTGGGCGGCGCGGCAAGGATGGTACATCCCCACTCCCGAAGAACACGCCGCGATATTGCAAGCGAAAATCGAAATGGAGAAAAACAAAAGGTGGCTTTGACATGGAAGAAACAGTTGAATACAAGGCGGAAGCGAGGCAATGGCAAGCGGTGACGATACACGGGCAGATACCGTCGAAGTCGAATTGCTACCGCATAGTGACTATTCGGGGACACGGCTCTTTGGCAAAGTCTCCGGCGTTGAAACGCTACGAGGAATCGTTCATGATGCAATGCCCTTTACGCAAGGCGGATATTGATTACCGCTTCAAGCTCACGGTCGACGTGTACAACCAAAGCGACCGCAACGATTTGGACAATTCTTTTAAGATACTTTTGGACAGCTTGCAAGCGTGCAAGGCGATAAAGAACGACCGATTGTGCGCGGAAATCCATGCGCGGAAGTTCATCGACAAGGAAAATCCGAGGATAACATTCAAAATCGAGAAATTGATATGATAGACTTGAAGAAATTGATAGCGCGGTTGGCGCAGGAACGACGCGAGCGCAACATCGTGCCGGAACACGTGCCGGAGACGGACATACGCAAAGCCGTCTACGACGAGACGACAAAAGAGCTGAACGCCCTTTACGCGTCGGGAGAGATAAAAGTGTCGCGCCTCATAAACGGCAATGCGGTGACGTTGACGGATAAACAAACATAAACAATCTGAAAATGGCAAAGACGCAGGAAAAAAGGACATTCCTTTTCAATCTGGAATGGAAGAAAGCTTTGGAGGAATACCCTCCTGAAATAAGGCTCGAAGTCTACGAGGGAATTATGGACTATGCCCTGACCGGCATAGTACCCGAATTTTCTCCATTGTCAAAAATGGCATTCTCATTTATAAAAAATGAAATGGACAGCCACAAGCCGCCAAAAGGAGAATCGCATTGGAATTGGAAAGGCGGCATAACCAATGAGAGCCATAGGATAAGGACAAGTTCAGATTACAAAGAATGGAGGCGAGAGGTTTTTGAAAGGGATGACTACACTTGCAGAAAATGCGGTACAGACAAAAATCTCAATGCTCACCATATTTTGTCTTTTTCTGTTTATCCTAAACTTAGATTTGACGTAGACAATGGAATAACACTATGCAAACAATGTCATATAGAGTTGCATAAAAAAGAAAGGGAATGGGCAAAGAATCATTTATAATATATTCATCATTTTACAAGCCGATATCGATTTTGTCTGACAAGCAATTGGGACGGTTGTTCCGTGCGATATTCAGTTATCAACTTGGCGAGGTTGTCAATGTGGAGGACGATATTAGAATGGCATTTGAGTTCTTCAAGAACCAATTTGAGATTGACGAAAGCAAATACCAAGCTAAAATCGTGAAGGACGTTGAGAACGGGCGCAAAGGGGGTAACCCGAATTTCAAAAAGGGAAAGGCCAATCCTTATTACAAGAAAGGCAAAAAGGAGATAACCCAAGATAACCCACGGTTATCTGAGATAACCCAAGATAAGGCTATAAATGATAATGATAATGATAATGAAAATGAAAATGAAAAAGACAATGTTGCTTGCGCAACAACGCGCGCGCGAAGCGAAGTGCTAAGCATTGATGAAATAGAGAAAGAAATAATCAATGCCGAATCGAAAGCGGAAACATTGCAGATGCTTTACCGCATCTGCAAGGAAGATTACGAGAGCATACGCGACGAAATACTTGCAGAGTGGAAGTTCCGCGACTATGCCAACACGCTTTCAGACGCAATGCATCATTTTGTCAATCTTGTGCGCGTAAAGGCAAAATCCCTTAAACATCCTCCCAACGTTCCTGCAAAAGAACTGTCGGGGCGGCAGCGCGACTTTTGGCAGCAAGTGCAGTCGTTCGCCGAACGGTACGGCGAGGAGATGCTTAAAGCCTTTTACGCCAAATGGGCGGAAGCCGACGCTTCCGGACGCTACATGAAATGGGAATTAGAGGATGGATTCGACATCGGCAAGCGATTGGCGAAATTCCATGCCTATTGGTCCAAAACCTAACGGAATCGCGATATGGAAGATTACGAGAAACTGTGCAACGTGCAAGCCGAAATGGAAGTGCTTGCAGGCTGTTTTGGCAACGTGTCGGAGTTCTACCGCATTTGCGAGCTGTTAACGGAGGACTGCTTCACCAACGCGGAGAACAAGCGCATTTGGCGCGTGATGCAGCGGCTGAAAGCCGGAGGCAAGGATGTATGCTTTTCTGCGGTGATGCGCGAGACGCAAGCGGACAAGGCGGCGTTAAACCGAGTAATGGACATCGGCAGCAGCTCTGTTTCGATGTCCACGCATGGCGCGGAAGCCGTGCTGTTGGACTTGGAGCAGCGGCGCAAGGCGTTGGCGGCAATGGCAGAGGCAAGGGCTAAGCTGTTCGATTTGTTTACGCCGTGCGACGAAACCGCAACTGCGCTGTCGGACGCTTTGACGAAAGGCATGACGGGCGCGGCGGAAGCCATTGCGGCACGTGACGCGATGCAGCTTGTGATGAACAACTGTTTTGCCAACCTTTCCGAAAGAGAGGTGGAAATACCCACCGGCTTTGAATGGCTGGACGGCAAGGGAGGGCTGCACGCCGAAGATTTGACGATCGTAGCCGGGGAAACGTCGATGGGAAAGACTTCGTTCGCCGTGACAATGGCGGTGAACGCCGCCTTGTCGGGCGTGCCGTCGGTTATCGTGACGTTGGAGATGCCGGTGCTGCAAGTGGCGGCGCGAATCGTCTCCTCGAAAGCGAAAATCCCCGGATCGGCGATTCTGTACAAGAAGCTCGCCACCGACGAGTACAACATCGTGGGCAACGCGGCAAAGGACTATTCCGGCATTCCTCTTTGGTTCGACGGCGATTCGCTGACGCTCCCGAAGATAATGGGGAGCATCCGGCGGCTGCACTCCCAAAAAGGCGCGAAATTGTTCGTGGTAGACTACTTGCAGCTCATAGCCGACAACGGGCGCGAGGGAACCAAAGAACAGCGTTTGGCGGATACGGCAAGAGCATTGAAGAACTTGGCAAAGGAACTGAAAGTCTGCATCGTGCTGTTGTCGCAGTTGTCTCGCACGAAAGACGGAAACCCCTATCCCACCTTGTCGCGCTTGCGCGGGTCGGGGCAGATTTCCGAAGCCGCAGACAGCATCCTGTTCGTTTACCGTCCCGAATATTACAAGACAGAGGGGAAGAACTTGCCGCACAATGGCGCGTTCAAAAACATTTCCACCGCCGGAACGGCGGAGATAATCTTGGCGAAAGGCAGGAATATCGGCGTGGGGTCGTTCATAGCGGGATTCGACGCGAATTGCACGACGTTTTACGACACTTCGCCCCTATTGCTGCCGCAAGCGGGCTATGCCGCGAAAAGCGACGAGCCCCCGTTTTAAAAATCAAAAATTCTACAATCATGGCAAATATGGAAGAAATAAGGCTGTCGAGGCGGATGCAAGCGGATTTGATGCTCTGCATCGCTTCGATAGACCGCTTGCTGTCGCTTTACGACATGCAGGAAAGCGAGCCTCCGATAGAAGCGGCTCGGCGAGAGTTGTCCGCCGTATTGTCGGCGGAGCAGGATTGGTACGTGAAACACAAAAACGATGACTTATTATGAAATACAGGTACAGGGTAATGGTCGACTATGTCGGGAAATGGGCAGTCGACGGCGACACGGGCGAGCCCGTTGTAGAGGAAATCGCCGAATACTCCGTGCAGGTGCGCAGATTCGGCGTTTGGGTGACAGTGAAACGCTTCCGCGACGAGGACAGCTCTTTTGCGCGGAGGGAGGCATACGAACTTTTGGAAAAATTGGAGGAATAATGAAAATAGGTTTATTGGCTGTTGATTCCAATCATCCAAATCTTGCATTGATGAAGCTGTCAGCGTATCATAAGGGGATGGGCGACACGGTGGAATGGTACAACCCTTTGCTGAGTTACGACAAAGTGTATTCTTCCAAAATTTTCAACTTCACCCCTGACTACGGTTATTACATCAACGTCGGTATCACGGAGAAAGGCGGCACGGGCTACGACCTGCACAAGACTTTACCGCCGGACGTTGACCGCTTGCAGCCCGATTACTCCGTTTATCGTCAGATAGACAGTCACACGGCATACGGTTTCCTTACACGTGGGTGTCCCAACCGTTGCAAATGGTGCATAGTCCCTTTGAAAGAGGGCGGAATAACCCCTTACATGGATGTGGAAGAAATAGCGTCAGGGGGCAGGAATAAGCTAATCCTTATGGATAACAACATTTTGGCTTCTGAATATGGGCTTGCTCAAATTGAGAAGATTATCAAGATGAATTACCGTGTTGACTTCAATCAGGCGTTGGATGCGAGATTGGTGACGAAAGAAATTGCCAAATTGCTTGCTAATGTTAGATGGCTTTCTGCAATAAGATTTGGATGTGATACTCCTATGCAAGTGGAATATTGCAAAAAAGCCATGCAACTCATTGACAAATACAGAGAAAAATCCACACAATATCTTATGTACGCTATGATTGGAAACAATCTGCAAGAAAGCTATAAACGCTTATCCTCTTTTAAAGATAACAAACGTGTTAGGATTGTTGCCCAACCTTTTCGCGATTATAATGATCCACATCAAGTTATTCCTCAATGGCAAAAAGACATGGCGCGTTGGGCAATGAGAAGAGAGATTTATTCAAAAATTGACTTTAAGGAATTTAAGCCGAGGAAAGGGTTCATGTGCAAACAATATTTTAATAAATAATAAACAATGGAGAAGAAATACGAATTACTGAACGACGATTTTATGGAATTTGACGGCCGCAAGCTGTATCGGATTCGTGCTTTGAGAAGTTTCGGAAATGTGAAAAAAGGCGAATTGGGCGGCTACATCGAAAGGGAAGAAAACCTAAGCCATTCCGGCAATGCTTGGGTTTCCGGCAATGCTTGGGTTTCCGGCGATGCGGAGGTTTCCGGCAATGCGAATATTACAAACAATAATGATTATTGCTGTCTTTCTTGTTTCGGAAGCGCAAACCGAACGACTACTGCCTACAAGACAAAGGACGGGCATGTTGAAATTATTTGCGGATGCTTTCAAGGCACAATCGGCGAGTTTGCCGAACGTGTCGAAGAAACGCACGGAGACAGCAAACATGGGCGCGAGTACAAGGCGATTATAGAGGTTATAAAGGCTAAGTTCGGGATTAATAACGAGAGTGAGCTATGAAAAAATGTTCAAGATGCCATAGGGAATTGCCGGAATCGGAGTTCTACAAGAACATAAGTTATAAGGACGGCTTGCAGTGTTGGTGCAAGTCCTGCGCAAACGACTATAATAAGTACGTGCGGTCTTTCAAGAATAAAGAAAAAATGGGTGACGGGAATCCTGCGCTTGCAGAGTTCATCCCTCGCCAACTTATCGACGAGCTGCGAAAACGCGGCTATACAGGAGAATTGAAATACACGCAAATTATCAAGCTATGAACAATGACTTCGCAATGTGCAACGGGCATGGATGCCCCCTGCGTGGCAATTGCCTGCGCTACGCCGACCAATTCCGCCGCAAGCGTCGCGGCAAATATGCCGTGTGGACAGAGGAGCGGCACAGCGGCGGAGAATGCGATTTATTCATACCGTTAAAACAGAAACAAGATGAGCAATAAACTATTCAATTTGACAGACCGTTTCGGCCGTGGATATACGGTGGTGGCGGAAGATTTCACACAGGCAATCCGTAAGTTCGATTGTTTCGCAAAAAGAAAAAACAATAACTCCCGTATGATAATCGTCGGTGACTTAAAAGGTATTTCGCTTTCCGACGAGGAAATAATAGAAGCGGACGATTCAGAAGAACAAACAATAAAAACAGAAACAAAATGAACAAGGAAACTATTAAAAAACAGTACAACGAACTTGTAAGCAATATTGAAGAAATTAAAATGTATGATGGCCGTGGTACGGTAGATAGATACATTTGCGACACCTGCGGATATATGATACATACCACATACAAAGACAAAGGCGTAACTCCATTTACAATGTCCTGCTGCAAATGCAAAGGGACAATGTACCACAGTCAAACATTTAAGAAAGAAACCGTTCCAGATTGGGTAAATGTGAAGAATTGGTATCGCCCTACATTGGAACAAACCTTACAAGAAAGACAAGGAACAATAGAACACATACTTAAAGGTGGATTATTATTGGAGGAATGAAAATGACACAGCAACAGATTGAAAAGGCGGCGAAAGAACACCAATCTAAACTGCCATATTGTGACGACAGAAAGGTAAGAGGTGAATTTGTAGGCAACTATTATGGATTTATTGCCGGCGCACAGTGGCGCATCAACTCCGTGTGGCACGATAAGCACACGGTTATCCCCGAAGTGGGACGGACGGCATTGTTGGAATTGAAAGACCCTAACACTCACAAGATTGTCTACAAGATAGACACCTATTGCGGGGAAGAATGGAGAGAACTCACACACTACGAGTATTCGGGGCTTGTCAGGTTCGCTTATCTTGATGATCTGCTGCCCGACGGAAAGGAGGACAGATAATGGAAGCGACTATTTTCATTCAAAAAAACAGTAGAACTTGCATTAATCGAATAATCGGATATGATATAGAAGAACTTGTAAAAACGTCACTCAATTACATACATAGGTCAAGAGATTTTTATGAAGATAGCATAAGAAACGACTTGAAAGCTCACGGAGCTTCCATAGTAAGCGGTTATGCAAGCATAGAAGGCGGAATAAAAATATACTATGACCCAAACCATGAAATTTCTCTTGATGATCTTGCAACTCTATCGGGCAAGGAAATGTGTCGCAAATATCCAAAATTTCACCCTATGTCAAAAAGAGGAGGCACGCTATGAACCGAAAATGGACCGATGAAATGGACAACGAGCTGCGCCGCATCTATCCATGCACGACGGCAAAGGAGACAGCGCGGATGCTGGGAGTGACGCAAATGGCGGTGCAGCAACGGGCAATACGGCTCGGGCTGCGCAAGGGGTATGATTGGAGGAAAATCCGCCTTACGCAGGAGCAAAAGAATTGGCTTCGCCGCAACTACCCCGACATGGCAAACGCCATTTGCGCCCTATACCTCGGCATGAGCGAATCGTCGGTGTCAAGGCTCGCACGCGAAATGGGGTTGCGAAAGACGGAGCAGTTCATGCGAGAGGCGCAACTCCATGCCGCGAAAAAGGCAAAGGAAAGCAACTTGCGCAACGGCACTTATCCCCCGAAAGGGTGGTACTCGCCCAACCTGCAAAAAGGACAACAATACAGATTCAAAAGAAAAGAGATATAAGATGAAAGTAATAGTAACATTCAGCGGCGGCAAGGACAGCCTTGCATCGCTGCTATGGGTAAGGAACAATATAACAAAGGATTTTATCTCAGTGTTTTGCGATACAGGTTGGGAGCATCCATTGACCTACAAGTACATAGAGGAAATCCGTCAGCAACTCGGATTGAATCTTGTCACGCTCAAATCAAAGAAGTTCAACGGTATGGTCGATTTGGCAAGGAAGAAGACACGCTGGCCGTCGTCACAACGGCGGTTCTGCACTTCGGAGTTGAAAACAATACCGATGATTGACTACGTGCTTGACGAGGTGCGGGACGATATGCTGATGATACAGGGCATACGTGCGGCCGAGAGTGCAAAACGTGCCAGAATGTCGAAGCAATGCACATACTTCAAGTATTACGTACAGCCATACGGAAAGGACAAGCATGGAAAAGACAAGTTCCACACTTACCGCCGCAAGGACGTATTGGCGTTCCGTTCCAAATATTCCGACGACCTTTTGCGCCTTGTATTCGACTGGACTGCGCAGCAGGTGATAGACTACATCCTTGAAAACGGCTTGCAGCCCAATCCGCTCTACCGTATGGGCTATAAACGTGTGGGGTGCTATCCCTGCGTTATGGCATCGCAGCAGGACATCTACAACATCAGCGTGCAAGACCCGGAAAGGATAAGCTACATAGCGGAATTGGAGAAGCGTATTGGAAGCAGTTTTTTTGGGCCGGACAAGATACCTGCGAAGCATTACAAAGGCGAATACCCACTTATCGGCGATGTAGTGCGTTATGTGCAGAACAAGCACTCCACAGGCTCGCTGTTCGATGATGACGACGTAGCCACAAGCTGTATGAGCTATTACGGATTATGCGAATGAAAAGAAAAGAGATATGAACAAAAGCAAGATATTTCCGCTCGACATATTCAAGCACGGCATAAAGGTTGTGATAGGCAGCCGTGGCTACTTGCACGCCGTCGCAAAGAAAGACGGGTTTCTCGACTTTGTTGCAAAAAACATCGGAGAACAGCCTTTCCGCATGATAACTTTTTTGCTTCCCACGGGCGACGCTATGATTTACAGCGAGAAATTCGACAGAACCACGGATGACGACGAAGTCATGCGACACGAGATTCTCCATGCTGCAAGCCACATACTGCGAAGCGTAGGCATAGAACACACCGCCGATACGGAAGAAGTTTATGCCTTCACTATTGAATACTGCAACAAAAGGATTCTTGCGTGGTTGCTGCACGACGAATAATTTTATTTGCAGTGCAAATCACATTGTCACATAGGTGATTAATAATGAGTAATTTTCTATTTGCAGAATAAAAAACAAACAAAACAAGCAAGATATGAAAGAATTTGATTTGGAGCAAGCAAGGGCAGGTAAGCCGGTTTGCACGCGACATGGAAACAAGGCAAGGATTATATGCTTCGACAAAAGGGACAGCAAGCACCCCATTGTCGCGTTAATCGACAACAAGTTTTCGGGCGAATCGACAAGGTGTTACAGCATTGACGGAAAAGACAGCATTTCCGACCAATACGATTTGTTCATGGCGGAAGAACGGCGCGAGGCGTGGATTAAGTTGCTCTGCGACGCATCCGGCAACCACAAGATTGTCGACAAACTGTACAAGACCAAAGCGGAAGCGGAGGCAGACAACTACCTCGGCTGCGTGGCAAACATTCTGATAAAATGGGAGGAATAGTTATGAGGAATATTTATATAGAGGCACAAAGAGCCGAGATAGAGCATAACGCAACTTGCATGAGCATGGATTTGGGAATCAAAGATTCCGAATATGAAAGTTTATTGCTCACAGCATACGACATCGACGACATCATTCGCATAGTCGGCTCGCGTGACTTGTTGGAAAAAATGAATACGGACGACATCACCGATTACTTAAACGACATCGGCATTAAAACAGCATAGGAGGAATGAGACATGAAAAAGTTTCTTTTAAGACAAAAAGGCATTGAAAAAGCCATTGGAAAGTTTGATTCAAAGATTGAAGCCGTTGATCTGATGAATGGTTACATTGATGACAACAACGAAGATTATGATTCAGACGATGAGGGGTATTTGACCCCGTTTGATTTCACCCTTGACGAAATCGAGGAAAGGGAAATCAACGAATGTGTGACCAACTACGAGGAAGCCCGAAAGTATCTTGGCGGCAAGCCCAATGCGGACTTTTCCGTTACAAAGAAGATGCAATCAAACAATTCTTTGGATTTGTCCAGCGTTGCCCGTTTGGTTGATGAAATGAACCCCCGACACCTCAAAGCCCTTGCCGCATTGAACAAGTTGTTCACCATTGCGGAAGCATGGAACAAAGCGGATGATTTCGTGCCGGATTTCAGCAACCAAAACCAATACAAGTATTATCCTTGGTTTGTATATGACCGGGATGCTGTGGGGTTCGTGTATGCGACTACGAATCTTGCGGCTACGGATACGGATGCGTATCTCGGTTCTCGGCTTTGCTTTAAGACCGCAAATCGGGCACGGCAATTCGGTGAAATGTTCATCGACTTGTACAATGAAGTTTTCTGACGATTCTAATAACAAGCAATGATGAAACAGACAATTGGCACTCACAACTCATTCACATACTTGCCGCCTGCACGGTGGTACGGATACTTCATGCTCCCGTTCGCACGTTGCCAAAGCAAGACGGCGGCGCAGCAGTACGACGCGGGGGCGCGGTGCTTCGACGTGCGCGTGCGCTTCGACAAGCGAACCGGCGCGCCGCAATTCGCGCACGGCTTGTTGCTGTTGCGCGGCAACGTCCTCGCGGAGCTAAAACGGCTTTCGCTCCACGCCAAAGGCGAAATGCTGTATTTGCGCGTCGTGTTGGAGGACACGAAAGCATACCCCTACAACGAGACGGAGTTCAAGACGTTCTGCCGCTTCTTGCAGTCAAACTTCCACGGCAGATTCACCCTCTTTCAAGGCAACCGCAAGGGAGATTGGAAGCAAGTGGTCGATTTCGATTTCAAGCCGGCGCTCGCCCAATGCGTGGGGTCGATGGCGGAGGATGCACGGTGGTACGAAAAGATTGTGCCGTGGCTTTACGCTCGGCGCATGAACCGCCGCAACATGGCTAATCCGCCGCAAGCGGACATAGCGATTTACGATTTTATTTAACCTAAAACAAAAAAGAACAATGAACAGAATAATCAAATTCAGAGGCAAATGCTTGTATTCAGACGAATGGTGCTTTGGAAGCCTTGTCGATTACGGGGACGGAGAAATGGAAATACAAGGCTTCGACGTATTCCGTGGAGGCTTCAATAAGTGGATTGAAATAAGGGTTGACCCCGACACCGTTGGGCAGTTCACGGGGCTTCATGATTGCGAGGGCAATGAAATATATGAAGGTGATATTGTGAAAGATGAAATCGCAGGATTTTGCGGTGTCATAAAGTTTAAGGATTCAGCATTTATTATTGATATTGATAAAATAAAAGGTTTTTTGTTTGTCTGTTTGCTAACTGATCCATTAGAGATTGTCGGAAATATCCACGACAACCCCGGACTGCTGAAAGGAGGTCAAAATGAGCAGACCGCAGAGTAACGGGCTTGTAGAGCTTCATGACGGGAAATTAGATAGTAAGGCTTTCATGTGCTTCGATTTGTTGGACTTTTTGCATAACGATGAAGAGACCAAAGGAGAAGATAGCTGGGATTCTTGGCATGAGAAGTTCACACAAGCAAAGAACGGCAACTGTCCCTACCGTGACAAATGCGCCCGATACGCACGGACAATGGAACGACACAAAGGAGAGCCACGCCAACTAACCCTATTTTGATAAAGTTATGAAATGCCACTACATCTACACAAAAAAATGGACACAAAGTTATCAGTCAGACAAATTCAGTTAGCATTGTATAATTTCACTCCCCTGTTCAACAAGAGAAGTGACACTATGGCTACAAACATATCATGGGGATTATTAAACCATGAGGCGGATTTCGTTTCGATGAATCGCTCCGGATACCTAACGGAAGTTGAGATAAAGCGGTCATGGGAGGACTTCAAAGCAGATTTCAAGAAAAATCATGGACACAAGGACGAGAAGGTGTATCGCTTCTTTTACTGTGTTCCGAAAGGTATTTTGGAAAAAGTCAAAGATTTCCTCATTGAGAAATTCCCAAAAAACAGCGATAGACCTGCCGTGTTGTATTATACCGAGCAAGGATGTATTGGAATAGAAAAGATTGGAATAGCTTATACGACAAAAGGTAGAAAACTGTTCATCGAGGAACAGTTGCAATTGGCAAAACTTTCAGCGAAAAGATTTTGGAAGCTATTAGAACAGGAGTATTTAAAATAAATCAAAACGGTTTTAATATGAAAAAACTTGAAAATCAAACAGTATTCCAATGCTCCTATTGTTCCAAGGTGTCAAAGAGTGCGGCAGGGATTTATCAGCACGAGAGGTTTTGCAAGAAAAATCCGCACAATCAGTTGCTTTGCGCCTCCTGCATCCATTGCCAAAGGGAGGAAACTTTAAGCGAGGAGGGCGAAAAGTGCGAGATATGCCCTCACCGTGATGATATTTACGGAGATTGCACAGATTGCGATAGCCGAATACGATATACGGATTTCATCTGTGATATTGACGGCAGCAAGATGTACGCTCCCAACAAAATCAGGCTCAAAACATCTTTCGAAGAGATAAAGAATCGTTGCGACAAACCGATGGTCGATGCAACGCAAAAATGTGAAAACTATGAATATAATGACAAAATTTAAAGGTTATGACACAATGGATTGAGACAAGCCCCGACGCAAAAGGGGTTGCCCACGTTAAATGGAATTTAGAGCGAGGAAATAAAAACAGGCGGTGTCAAATCATCGCCTGCTTAAATAATATTTGATTTCTGGTTGATGTGCAAATTTACAAAAAATTTATGTTATGGAAAACTTATCGTCATCAATTGAAGAATTAAAAAATATTAGGGATTTGAAATCCAAATTATCAAAGAGAGAAGAAGAAATCTCTCTTCCTTTAATATCTGACATATCTTATATGTCAAATATTTATAAATATTTTATGGAAATAGTAAATGACACAGATAAAGTGTCATTAAGAAAAAAGTTTTTATTCATTGCTTTGAGGCTATTTGCCCCAAGTGCATTAATCGGAACAAAGCTTCCAAAAGGTTTAAGAGTTGAATTGGCTAAATTATTTCCAGATATTTCTCCATCTGTAATTTCAAACAATATATCAGATTTATTATTTTTATATCAACGATACAAAGCGTTTCGAAATGACATTGATAGGATTTATTCTGAAATTAAAAGTATGTATTTATCAAAGATTCCAATAAATGACGCGGATTAGCCGGCAAAAGTCCGCATAGGTCAAATCGTCGGCTATCCGTATCATTTCGTCAATGAATATAGCGTTCATGGCTCAATAATGTTTGACAACTTTCTGCCTGCAATGCTCGCACAAGAACCGTTTGGCAACAGGAAACATCTTTTGCGCTATCGTTCCGGCGAGGTAGGCGGCTTCTTCACCGTAAGGACTTATGGAGAATGCCTGTTCCACATGCCGCGACAAGTGGCGCATTTCGTGCGACCACGAATTAAGAAACTCAGCAGGCGTTGTGGTAAGCGAAATGACCATGAGCGTCCGCTTGCCTTCGTAATTGGAATACGTCAATCCGGTGTTGAGTTCATTCCGAACAAGGCTGTCCCTCGCGTTGGCAAGGTTCACGCCGTTGCATCCGATAGCGCGAAGCTCCTCCAATATCTCGCGTGTCCAATATCCGCGGACAGCGTAATAAACCCTCACTTTCCACAAATAGTCGGGCAATATGAAGTCTTGCACGATCATATCATCTCTTCCCAATTTATGCAATTCCCGCTTCCGATGCAGTCGGCATAGAATCGCGTGAACGGCATGCCGTCGTATGCGTCAACGTCGTCGATGTAATCTTTCACGAACAACGCCAAATGCGCTTCATCGGCGATGGAACGCTTGTAATAATCCGCCTTGCACATGTTCGCCACGTAACAAGCGTCATATCCTGAATCGTTTTCGAGTTTGATTCCGTTTTTGCGCAAAATCTCGTCGACTTCCTCTTTTTTCATCGCGTCGAGCTTCTTGGCTTTTGCGGCTGCCGACGTTTCGTCCTTGCATTTCATTTGCGATACCGCCCATTCGCACATCTTCTTGGAGAAGTGCCAACCGTGGAACGACAAGTATTCAGCCATTCCCGACGGCATCAATTCGTATGTATCAAGTCTTTGTTTCATCATTTCTTTTCATAAGCAAGGGAGAGGGCAAGCCCCTCCCTTTCGTTGTCAATAAAAACGTCCGTTCGAACGACGGCGGCGGCGTTCACCCATGTCGTCGTCCATGTAAGGGTCGCGGAAGCCCATCGGGCTTTCCGGATAGTACGGCGGCATCATCCGGCGTTCGCCCATGCCGCTGCCTTCACCGACACGGTTTCCATAACCGTAGCCACCTGCGTCGCGGAAGCCCATGCCGTCTTTGACTTCGCGCATGGCTTTTTCATAGCCGTGGCGACAGCCTTCGCGGTATGCTTCTTCCACTTCGTCTTTCATTGCGGAGCCGCGAGAATAATCGTCGCGGTTCTCCAAGATTTCCCAATAACCCATTTTATTTTTCTTTTTTGCGTTCAGCAATGCCGAGCTGTTCTTTAAGCATGTTCATGAAGTCGGAAAATTCATTCTTCATTTCCGACATTTGCTTCTTTATCCCTGCAATCTCCTTTTCTTGCTGCTGCTTTGCCGCAAGTTCGGGGTTGAGGTCTTGAATCATCTTGTCGCAAGCGGCAATGACATTGCGGTGGTAATCCGCGCTGTTGAGGATGTCCACGCTTTTTTGGCGCATTGTCGCAACCTCGCTGTTTATCGCGTCGCGAGAACATGAAACCACGATATTGCCGTTTACGCCGAAGTCGGCGATGTCAGCTCCTGCCGGCAATCCTTGGAAATTCGTCGTTTGCCCGTTGATGTTGACAGAAACGTCGACGACCATTTCCACTTGCGGATACTGCCCGATGGGCGACGCGACCGGATACTTCGGCTTTGGCGCGGAGACGTTTGCCACCGAACCCAATTCAATGTAAGGGGAAGATTCCTTGTGCAATATGAACAACTGTGAGTTTGCTCGTAAATTCTGAAACATGGTTTATAAAATTTTGATTTGAAAATTGGCGGACTTGCGGACAAGCCCGCCGTTTGTTTTTCCCTTATGCTCCGGCGGCAGCTTCTGCCGTAGGCCGGTAGCCTCCGTTGACTACATACAACTCGTTGGTGTACTTGTTGTAATGTATCTCGTAAATCCCTGCTCCTGCGAAATTCGCCACCGTCGCCGGCGTGCCTTCGTATTCGAGCAACGGGCGAGTGTCGCCGTTTGTCCCGATGAGGATTGGCAATGTCGCCGTCGTACCTGCCGGAATGGCTGTCCGCAAATTCAGGAAGAATGAGCCGACATAATTCTTGCGATAGAAAGCGTGAGGGGGGATTTCAATCGTGACGGCATCTGTGCCGACCGTGACGTTCACGCTCGGAATCGTGTTGGGATTGTTCCTGCCGAGCGTCGGGAAATTGAATGGCAATCCGAAAAAGAAGTCCCACATAGCAGCCTCCTTTCCTTCTTAGCCCCAAAATCCGGCGTTATATCCGTAACCGCAACCGTATCCTGCGTAATTTCCTGCCGCAGCTCCGTAAGCGGCTGCTTGCGCCACTTCCGGATTGTACGCCTTGATTTGCGGATAAACCACCGGCACGGTGTTCGGCAACTTGCATTTGATTCCGTCCACTTCTCCTTGCAATGCTTGGATTCCTGCCGCCAACGGGGCAATTTGCTGACCGACGGCGTTGAGGATTGTCGCGTTTTGGTTGCGTTGCGAGATTTCGCTTTGAAGCGTCGCCTTTTCTGCCGTGAGCGTTGCGATCTTGTCCTGCAACACGCGCGTTTCCGCTGCATCGAGCTTGGCAAGTATGGCTTGCGTTTGCGCTTGCGTGGCATCGCGGAGGTCTCGCGTGTTGTCATTCATTTCGCGCGTCAACGTGTTCATGTTTTGGCAATTCTGCAACTGCGTCGCCGCGCCTTGGCGTTCGATCGCTTGCAGCACGTTGCAGCAGCAAGACGACAATTGCGTGATGATGTTGTTGTCCCCTTGTTGCAAAGCGTTGATGACTTGCGTGCCGGTCAAGCCTACTTGGTTGCCGACCTGCGAGATTGCGCCTTGGATGTTGGAAAGCGCAGCTTGGATTTGTTGCGTCGAGCAGTTGAGCGACGACGCGATTTGGCTGATTGCGCTTGCATTGCCTTGGATTGCCTGCATGAGAAGCTCGCGTCCTGCATTCCCTGCCAATTCAGCCGGAATGCCGTTCCCTCCGCGCCCTCCGAAGCCGCCAAATCCATTGTTCCACCCGAAGATGCTTGCGATTACGACAAGCCAGATAATCGACCACCAGCCGTCTTGCCCTCCGAATCCGTTACGGTTCTGCGACAACAAAGCGGCCGCGAGGTTGCTGTCAAGCCCTCTGCCGCCGAACATGCCGGGCAACAGGGCTGTGATGTCCAACTTGCTGCCGCCGCTGTTTGCGTCGCTGTTGAATACATACGTTCTGTCCATTTGTTTGTAATTTTTGCATTACGGTCAAAATCAACCGCAACACAAATCTACATGGATGAACGCAAGAAAATGCAACGCAAATTTCAGATTAAAAAGAAGTTACGACTTAAAGAAAAGAAGTTTTTGCTTTAATTCAAGCATAAAAAAAGAGCCACTTTCGGGTGGCTCTTTTTTGTTTTTACGGACCGTCTTACTCATCTGTCGAAACAAGCCCGTTGCGGTATGCGCTTTTGATTGTCTCGCAAATCCACGGAGACAGCTTGCGCGGATGCGCTTTGGTAATTATGTCAACAGTCTCTTTGTCGAATGCGATTGATTTCCTCATTACATCTTTCATCGGACGGCGCGGAATACCGACTTCATCGAGGATTCTGTATACAGTCTGCTCAGATTGGATGCCTGTTTCGGCCATAATCCCCTTAATAGTCAATAATCCTTCCTTATACAATTTAATGCACTTCGCTTTCTGATAGTCTCTAATCATGGCGGGACGACTTAATTAGAAATTCTCCAGCCTTACGCAAGGCGCGTGCGGCTTCTATGGCAGTGCAATTATCCAGCCACCTTATTTCTTCGATGTCGGAGAATTTGCCCATAGTTACCTTGCCTACAAACCGGGGCGTTTTGTTACGACGAATCATAACATACCCGTCTTTGTCGAACAATTCATACGTGGGCTCTTTTGCCTCGTTCTTATCGCAATCACAAATGGAAAATTCTGGCATGTTTGCCGGTTCTGACGCGGAAGCGTATACGACTCCGCACAAAGGGCAGATATGGGCGTACAAGCCTCTATGCAATTCGGTAATCGTTGTTATCTTCATTGCGTGCCCGTCATGCCGATAGCACAGCATTAATTATTATAATATATTTACAAATTCTTCGCCAATATAGATAGTAGAGCGATATCGCCATTGCGCTCTTTCATTTCGCTTTGTTACCAGCGCGATGCAGACCTTCATGTCCGTTTCTATCTTCAAAGTATATTCTGTTTCTGCCGCATAAGGCAACATCTTATAGCCTGACAGAAGAAGAAAGTCATCTGCCGTTATGCTCGTCTCATACCAGCTTGTCTTGCCGGATAGGGTAGAGCACTTATTTAGTGTGAATTGCTTGCCCTGCGTCTCAATGTTGATTGATTCTGGATTCTCAGCAAAAACCTTATTGGCTATTTCTTCGCGAATTGCTGTGTTAGTACCAGCATAGCCATTGTGCGATGTTGCCATAGGGGCATTGGCATACTTAATATTACTTTCGTCGCGAATGACGGTCTTTTGACCGTTAATGAGATCTGAAATTTGGGTTTTCATTTTATAATACAGTTTTACGTGTGTCTCACGGGTTATTTATTACGATACAAAGATACAACGTATATTCGAATTATCAAAACAAATTATTACTTTATTTCTATCGATTAATTTTATTTAACATTTCGTATGATTAAGGATGAACGATATTGTCCTGATGCTTAACTTTGTGCGTTCTCGGATTCTGTTGTAGATGTATGATTTGGACACTACGCTCGCGAGGTCGCCAAGTTCTTCCATTATCTGCTTGTGCAGCTTGTGTATTTCTTTGTCGCGCACTGCCGTGCTTTCGCGACGATTTTTGTTGCAAAGATTTGCCATAATGTTCTTTTTTATGTGTTATCTTTGCCTCACCACACATCATTTTTCGCAAAAAACGCACAATCTGCATGGAATTGAGGCATAGCAGCCCCTGCGTCACATGCAGATTGTGCGCGTTTCAGATGTGTGGTAACTTTGAAATCAGGGGCTGCTTTTTTTGTACCCCTTATCTTTTTTATTTCCTTCTGAACCGGATTACGAGCCAAACGACGATCGCAAGAACGACGGCGATTGCCGTGCCGATGGCGATGCCCCCGATGTCGAGCTTCGTCTTTTCCCACCGAGACAATTCCTTTTCTACGGGATAGGGAACGCGGATAGTGTCCGTGCTTACAGCGCGGACCGTGTCCGTCCTGTCATGCCAGCGGTCGACGAAAAGCGTGCGAGTGACTTCCACCGTGTCGCCCTTTTCGCGGACGAAAACGCTGTCGCGGACAAAGACACTGTCGCGGAGAAGCCGGTTTACATAGAGCGTGTCGGAGCGGACGGTTTCCACTGGCACGTAGCGCACGCTCCGGCATGAACATATTGCCGACGTCAGCAAAATGGTTGCGATGAAGTACAGAATCTTTTTCATAATCGTTTTCCGTAAAGTTACACAAAAAAAGCGGTGACTTGTTGCAAGCACCGCTTAAAATTGATAGTCGATAACAAAAGACGAATCTATTTAAAATATGGGGATTTGCCGTGACAATTCTTAAACAACTTTCCACTTCCGCACGGGCATTTGTCCGTCAACCCCTTGCGCATGTTCAATTCGTGTATTTTCAAATAGTGCTTATGTGTCCGAATATCCTCTACATAATCTACAATCTCAATTGACGGAACGCGGAATGTCATTATCGTGTTTCCGTTAAAATTAGATATGCAGAAATCCCCTTTTTGAATCAAATCCATGCCGATGAGCATTCCTGTGTCTTGCGAGTTCGATAATTCGTCACATTCTGTTACCAATGTCGTAATAGTTATGTTTTCATTATTCAAAACTATTTTGACGAAATAAACATTTACCGCACGGCTTCCATGCACGCCTTTAACGGTGGCCATGGAAACAGGGACTAAACCAAGTTTTGCAGCAACGCTCTTTGTTATTACGGAGTTTGTCGCGCCTGTGTCCCAAATTGCCAATGTCGATTCTTCTTTTGAGGGATTGAAAGGATTTATGATTCTTGCATTTGTCTTGATGCAATTTAGAAGCCCTTCGTTCTTCCTTGTCAAAGCATTTACTTCCATTATGCAAAAATCACTCTTGAATGAAATTCCTGAGTATAGGCACTGTCTCCGTCAGTACATTCTTGAATTAAGAATGTGCCGATTTCCAAACCTATTTCTTGCGCTTTTGCCAAAGACTCCTCGAAAGTGTCGCCGGAATAAAGTACTTTTTTGTCCTTTATCACAAGAAATTTGTTTGCATATTTAGACAACAGCTCGTCATGGTTGTCTAAAAAAAATTGGTAATTGTCATTCAATTTATTATTCATATCGTTAAAGGTGAGTTTCCTAAATCTTGCGAGCTTTTTTATTTTAAAAGCAAAGATACATTGTTGCCTTGCTTGCAACAAAATTTTCATATCATTTTTGTGTTTTTTTGAGTTTATTTCAGTCCAATTTAACTCCTTTATTAATCAAATTAGAGTTTATATGACATTCAAAAACAACAAAAACGCATCGATCGAAAGCAATTTTATCGGTGCTTGCAGTATGTCAATGACCTCTTTTCCGTGCCGCTCGGTTGTATTTAATTGTGGACAAATTTCAACAATTAAATACTATTATCTACAATTAAATACAACTGCGTCTCAACCGCCAATGTGGCGGCAAGCCAATTCGTACAGCTTGCGGCGTTCGTCGTAGCCGTTCAATCCGCCGTTCACCCTGCGCGTTATCTGCTTGAACACGTCGGCTTCCGCCGCGCCTGCCAAGCGGTCGGAAAGCTCGTTCAGCCCGTTGCGCTTCCAAAACGCCGCCGCCGAGAGGGCTGCATAGCGCGGAGTGGCGAGCAAGTCGGGGCATTCCACGAAGCCGATGCCCGTCTCTTTCTCCAACAGCGCGTAATTGCGCCTGCCGGTGGTCTGTATCAATCCGCGCCCCCGGTAACGCCAACCGTCGCCGCTCTGCTGCCCGCCGTTGCCCAACCGCGAAGCGTACACCTTGTTTGCTATCGCTTCGGGCTTCCGTGCGTATGCCTGCGCCTCCGCTTTCGTGCGGAAATACTTGCCGAACACCGCCAACAGCCCCGAAGCCGAGTAGTTGAGGTTTTCCTCCACGGCTTTCAGCTGTGCGCTCTCAACGCCGACTTGCGCCAAGAATGCGCGAATCCTGCACGCCGTGATGATGCCGTGCTTGTCCATGTACTCGTTAAGGAACGGCAGGTAAGCCTTGCGGTCGCTTTCCCTCGAAAGAGGGAACACGCGCCTTAGGATGTCGTTCGTCAGCATCTCACAGTCCCTCCGCAACGTGTTTGTCGTGCCATGCCTTTGCCGCTATCCCTGCTGCCGCTCCTGCGATGAACGCCAACGCCGTAGCCAATGCCACCCACCACGGAACGAAGTGCCAATAAGCCGTCAACGCCGCCACGACGGCTACAACGATTGCAATTGCAATCAAAATCTTTTTCCATGCTTTCATAATCTTTTTTGCTTTAAATGGTTATTGTTTGTCCGGCGTTTCCGCCTTTGCTTTCTTCCGCTCGGAGAGGAATTTTGCAGTCCCTCCCCCTGCAACGTATCCGCCGACGCACAGCACGAACACGCCGAGGCTGTCCAAATCGGTCGTCACGCGCCCGTTCGACACCACGTCCCAAACGATGCAGAAGCACACGCACAGCATTGCCGCCGCGCCCGTGAGTGCGGAAAGCAACAGCGCGAAGCTCTTGCTACTGTCGAGCGTTCCTGCCTTTGCGAGGCTTTTTAGATACTGTATCGCCTTTTTCATCTTTATTCTCGGTTTTGTGATATTTGTCGTATTCCCCGTTTGCGAGCTTGACAAGGCGGCAATAGTCGCGCGGCGGCATGCGTTTGAGGCACTCGTCGTCGGGCCGCACGCATAGGTTGTGCTGCGCTTCTTTCAGCGCAAGTTCCAATTCGGAATTGCGCTTCATCAGCGCGATGCGCTCTTCTTCCAGCTCATGCACTTTCTTATAAAGATTGTCCACCTTCTCGTTCAGCCTTTTTATCTCGTCCTCCAACGCGTTGTAACGCTTCATGAAAGCGTCCGTTTCCACGCGCACCGCCTCGGCGAGTGCTTTCCGCTTGCTCGCCTTTCGGTTGAGGAAGTGGTAGGCGAGTTTCCAGCCTCCCAGCGCGGCGATTATCCCTGCCGCCCAGCCCATGCCATCCAATTTTTCCATTTTTTTGCCGTTTGCCTTGTTTGTTTGAATTTTGTGCCGTATATTTGTGTCGTGCAGGTCGAGTTCGTTTTGACCTGTTCCGGTTTCAACTGGTCGAGTCCGTCTTGACAGTTCTTTGCAGGTCGAGTTCGTTTTGACCTGTTTTTTTATGCTCTTATTTCGACATGCTGATATACAAGTCGTCGAGCGTGAACTCCGCCGCTTCTTTTTCCGTGAACTTTCCTTGATGCGCGGGATTTCCCATTTGGTAGCGCACCTTGAAAGGCATTATGGGCGTATAGGCTTCTCCTTTATTCGTTGTTAACTGCACTCCCCACGTGATAAATGAAACAGGAATTTTAAAACCTAAATCATTCGAATAGTTCAGCAATTTTTTTACTTTCCGCCCATTCATGATTCTTACATGTTTCCATGTTCCTGTATCTTCATCCATTTCAAGAGTGCATTTGCTTCTCAATAATTTATCGAATGTTGAATACTTTGTTGGAGCAATTTTATATCTAATTCTGAAAAAATCATATTCGTATGAAGGCTTTGACGATTCGAACGGCACTGCTTCCAATTCATACAAATTTTCACTTTCTATACCTGATTTATAATCAACATAACGAATCCAACCGCTTTTTACGCGGTGCTCGTATGGCGCTATATCTTCTTTTACTTTGTACCTCGTTGCCAACTTGCGGTACAGCTTTACTTTTTCTTCTCCCGACAGCATCCCTTTCGGGGCTTGTATCATGAACTCCTTTTCTTCCTTGCCCGTTTCCCTCGACATGTATTGCTTGAACACCACTTGCACGCTATCGGAAATAACGTCCATTTTGTGCAGACCATTTATGTTTTTCGTGTTGCTCTGTATCTGCGTCCCCTGCTGCGTGACGGTGGTTTTAAGGGTGGAAAGGGTTTTATTAAATAGGCCAAAATCATATTTGTCTACTTTTGCTGAATATTCGTCCCCTTTATCTATTCGCAAAAAAACAATAATACCATTACACTCGTAAGCTAATCCAATCAGAGTAGGTCTTTCTACTACTTCTAAGAAAATAGAACTTAAAGAAGCACCTTGAGGGTTCATTGTTGCCACATCCCCGATTTTTGGCACTGTCATTTCCGCCTCTCCAATTGGGGTCAAAGCGTCTCTGATGTCAGCGTCGGAAGATTCTTCGGTTAAGTGATTAAGTTTGTCTAAATCGTACCGCCGCTGCGTCACGGCTTGCGTCGTCACCTTCGCCGTCAACGCCCCTTGCTCGCCGCTTATCTCCACTGTGTACTTCATGCCATTGTACGTGTAGGAGAACACCTCCGTCATCGTCGGAGCGTTGCTGCTGCTGTCAGTCACCACCGCGAGGGGTGCAAGCGACGTAGCGTCGACAAGCAACGCACCTGCCGGCGGCGCGGTCGTCGTCGACGTTTGCAGCTGCTTTATCGCGGCTTCTATCTCGTCGTTGCCGCTTTCGCCTGTCAGCGCGTTTATCTTCGCGAAGTCGTACATCGGCTTCAACAGCGAGGTCTGCACTTTGCTCGTTACTGCTTCTCTCCCCTCCGCCAAAGAGAATCCCAACGTGACGAGTTGGTTGTTGTAGATGTAAGAGAACGTATTGGATGTTGCCGCCAAAATTTCGATTGAAATGCTCGTGCCGTTCGTTATCGTGTCGCCGTTCGTCGGGAACACGACTTCCGTGCCTTCAATCGGTGTCAACGCGGCTTTCACCTGCTCGGATGTGCTGCTCGTAGTCAAGCCGTTGATTTTCAAGTAATCGTACTGCCGCCGCGCAAGTGTTTTGATAGTTTCCGTGTTTTTCGCTATCCGCCCGAACGCGGTGTCATCGGCTGCCGTGTCGGATTTCGTTCCTATGCTTTGCAATCGCGAAGTGATTTCTTCGCCTTTCATCGGGATTTGGTAATTTGACATATCGTTTTTGTTTAAAGGTTATTAATAATCTGTTTACAACGGTTGCCATGACAGTCCGCCGTCCATCGTCTTTTCGATGCCGTTTGCAGTTATCCTTATGGCGTTTTCCTTGAATCGCATCTCGCACTTGTCCGCCGTCTGCATGATGTATTTCTGTCCTGCGCTCGCGGCGCGGAAACCGTCGGACGCTATCTCCACGTAATCGGTGGGGTAAGACACCGCTATTGCCGTTCCTGCACGTGCGTCCGCGATTGGCACGGCTGAACATGAGGCAGAATCGATGACGACAGGAGAAGAATAATAAGCCACGATTTGCAACGGATATTGCCCTGCTTCCAACGACATTTCCACCACCTCGGTTGTCGCCAATTTGGCAAGCGTTTGCGTCAGCACGTCCGCGCTTGCCTCGAATATCGCGATGAGCTTGCCCCCAAAATACATTTCCATGCGCAATGTCATCGGCGTGTCAGACGGCGTTTCCGCATTGCAGAACATCGAGGCGGACAACTCGAATGCCGGCATCCTGATATATGCCCCGTCGTTTACGCTTACCGTCAAAAGCGTTTCCGTCTTATAAATCGATTGCGGCGATTGGCTCGTGTCGAAATTGTAGTTATATGCTGCTTCAAGCGGCACGGTCGTTTCCTGCCCGTTCCCCTGCGAGAGCGTTCCGCCGTGGATTTTCAGCTTCATGTTGCCCTCCGCGTCCGACATGGTCATTGCCCCGTCCTCTATCGCCACCTTTCCGATGCCGCTCACGGCTTCGACGCGCTTTGCCACGATGGCATCCGCATCAACAAGCTCGGCGCGAATCTTTCCGCTGTCGGTGAATATCTTCACAGTCTCTTTGCCGTCGTTGGAGCGGAACACCGTCGTGTCTGCTTGCAACACTATCCTGCGGTTGAAGATGTCGATGCCGGTGCGGACCAGCGGCAGCTCTTTCGCTTCGCTGTAAGGCTGCGAGGGAAGCCGCGATATCTGCAACTCTTCGACTGTTATGTCTATCAAGTTCGCGCCGGTGACGACAAGGGCGATCGTCATCGTGCCGTCGACAGGGAAGTCCGTCGTGACCGTCATTTGCTCGTCGGAGATTTCCCCCGTGGCTGTTTGCTCCGCCGCCACGCCGTCGAACTCGAACTCTTCCGCCGTGGTCGTGTCGCTCATCAACGCTATCGACACGGACGGGGAGGAGCTGCCGGTGTCGGCTGCAGTCCATTTCAGCGACAGGTATAGCGTGTCGCCGACGGACAATCCGTCCGTGACCATCGTGCCTATCGGGAATATGGTTTGCTGCGGATAAGCCGCGCTGTCGTACTCCAACTTCGCCGTTTTCTCGATTACGGCGTAATTGCGCGGAGATTGCCCGAGAGCGTACACGCTCATTTTTATGGAATTTTCCGTTTGCTTTATTTCCGTGGAATATCCGCCTGCCGGCTTCCAATCGGAGTAAGAGAATATGTAAGTCGTTCCCTCCGAGGTTGTCATGCTCCTTGCGGAGGAAACGCACGTCATTATCTCGTTGCTGAATTGGGGGTTCAAGCGGTCGTCAGTGGCATTGACCCACAGGTCGCCTTTCTTGTAGGGCAGTCCCGACGGCTTTTGGGTGTATATCTTGTTGTCGCTCTTGCCGCTTATCATGTCGACGATATTCTGCCCTGCCGTCGATACGAACGTGCCGGTGAACTTGTTGCCGTTCGGCGAAATCACGATAGGGCATTTCGTATCCGACAGCTCGTAATCGTCAATTCCCATGTATAGCTTTATCGACGGAGACCCTGCGCCGTAGGATGATATCACGATGGCATTCTGCCGCGAAGCGTCCGTCTTGCTTCCGAGCGTCGCTATCGTGTCGCCTGTGCGCGGGATGTCAGACCCTGCAAGGCAGTCCGACAAGGACAAGTCCACGTAATCGCTGCCGATGCCGACGACGCGCCTCCAATATTGCCGGGTGACCGAAATGCCGTCTCCGCTGTAAGGGACGTATTCCGTCGGAGGTTCGGCAATGTCCCCCTCGTAAAGGCAGACCCATTCAAGGTCGGCAGGCTTTTCCGCGCTCGTCGCCGACGGATAATTGTAGAACCGCAATACGTGCTTGTCGATGTTCGGGCGGTCCAAATTCGGATTGTAGGTGAAAGACGCGAACGCTACGCCGTTTTCGTCGAAATCGTCAGGATAAACAAGTTTTTGACCCAACGAGCCGAGGTTGTCCCATATTCCGATTGCTGTGTTTCTCAATGCCCCCTTTAACACGACCGTGTACCGCTTTCCAGTCACTAATTCCGACGCGGAGCGTACCTCCGTTATAAGGTATCCTGTCGCGCCCTCTATGTTCAACAGTCCGTCCGTCAGCAAGTTCTTGTATTCCGACGTGGCGGCGAGGTTGAACGTTTGGCAACGCGCCAAGTCTCCCTCTTTGAACATGTTCACAATCGCGTCGTCGCCGTCATTGTCGCGGAAGTAGCACCTATATACGCGCTCCGAGGAGCTTTGCGCCGCCAGCCGCTTGTCGTCGAAGTCTGAAAGCGTGTTGCCCTCGCCATCGTAAAGCTCTGCGGTTGCAGGGACTTCCTCCACTTTCGAAATCGTCATTCCGGCAGGGGAGAGGACGAACTCTCCGCCGACATGCGAGACGTGCATTATCTCCAATTGCGCGAACACGGCTTTCATGCGCACCGCCAGCTCGTCAATCTCCATGTACGAGCGTCCGTCCTTGTCCTTGAAAATCCCGAATCCTGCGCCTGCGAACACGTCCTGCAAGAAGCCGGAGCTTTGCAGCCCCTTGTCCATGGAGAGAAGCCCTGCGACGGCGTCGTCAACGTCCTTGCGTACGAATTGCCGCAAAGTGCGCAATGCGGAATAGACGTTGCTGTCCGACGGCGGCGTAACGTCGTTGACGCGGATGACATACACGCCTCCTCCGTTTCCTGCATACGTCTGCCCCTTGAACGTCAATTCTTCCAACTGGCTCTCGATGCGTCCGAGGCGGCTGTATCCCGCGCTTTCGCCTATTTCGTAAACAGGGCTGTCATACGGGATGTCAAGGTTGAACTCCCATCCCGTCACGCGGCTTTCACGCCCCTCCGGGCCGAAATAGGCAGGGTTTTTCAAAAGCACTTTCTGCCCGATGTCGAACGTCCGCGCCACGAGGTCGGCGTGAACCCAATCCGGGAACAGCGTGACGGAATAAGAGCCGTCGTCGACGCTGCATTTCTTAACGTATTCCTTTGCAGCTTCGAGAAGTTCCTGCTCCGCTTCCGGGATGTATTGGTCGGAAACAAGCTGGATGTCGAAGCCCGACAATATGTATTGGTCGCCCTCTCTCGGGTACAGCGTGCTGTCGGGGAGCGGACGGCCGTAATCCTCGTTCCTGACTATTTCCCACAGCTGGTCTTCCGGCACGGCATCGTCGGGGTTGAATATCACGCCGAACGTCATGCCGTTCAGCAATCCCGATTGGAATATGATTTGCAGTTCCTTTCCTTTCAGGATGTACTTGCTGTCGAATGCAAGCCCCGTGTCGCGGTATCGGTAGAAATTCACGGTCTCCTGCGTGCCGTCTTCGTTCTGCACTGTCGCGGTGCGAGCATGTACGTTGCTCATCGTACCTGTGCGGTGCGGATATATGTCGTCGAACACGACGATTTGTTCAACGGCTTCCGCTTCCGTCAAATTCGGACGGGCATCGACATAAGGCGTTCCCTCCGGCAGCATGAGCCGTTTCTGCACCACGCCGTTCACCACCGCCTGTTCGGTCGCGGGGCGGTAATCGGCAGGAATGTTGCGGTCGCTGCCGAATGCGTATATGCGCGTGGCGTAAGTGCCGCTGCTCTCGGAGCGCGACATCGACGCGGCTTCCGCGCCAAGCTCCATTTTCACCGCCGTGCCATGCTCGCAACGCCCGAAATGTATCACGCTTTCCGTTATCCAGCAATCGCAATCGAACTTGTCCTCCGCGCACAGGGAATAGAGCGCGTCCAACAGCCGGATGTTGTCGTATGTCACCGTCACGGCTTTCTTCTCCACCGTGCCGTCTATGTCAAAGGAGTAATTCGTTGTCCCTGCGTATTTGAAGCCGTGCGCTTCTAGGTTGCGCAAGAACACGCCGAGATGCTCGTCGAGCGGCGCCGTCATCGACCACGACGCTTCTTGGCCGCTGTGCTCCGGGTCGAAACGGAAAACCTTGTTGTTCCACTCCATGTAATAGGCATCAAACCGCAATTCGTATTCATACCGTCCTGCGGAAGCCGACGGCTTCGGCACTGTCAACAGCTTGTATATCTTCGCCAATCTTCCGCCCATCTCCGTGCCGAACGCTTCACGGAGGTCGATGTAATCGCCCACGGCAAATGCAACCGGCGCGTCCGTCACCAGCGGCAGCGTCACATAGTCGTCCCCTCCGAGCGAACAGCGTCCTTTCGCGCCCCTGTTTATCGGAATCGACAACCGAATGTTCCCGTTTATGTCCTTTATGTCAATCGTCATTGCTGCTCAAAATTAACAACAGACACTTTCGGGTTGATAAGGATTGCAACTATATTAGAAACAATAAGAATCAAGTTTGAAATTAATCCCTTAAAGACGGATTAGGTTCTTCGAATCTTGCCGAAATTGAGCCAAAGCAACGATTTAAGCTTAATCCATACGATACGCTTTTGCCAGTATAAATGAGATGATATGTTTCATCTGTCACTTTTGGTATGGCAATGCTTAATTCTCCTTTGTATAGTTCTGTCTCAAACGCTTTTTTATTGCTTCGATAATCGCTTTCAGAAACTCCCATAATTGTAAAGGACAATGTTAATTCACGGCTGTCTATTTTAACGTTTGATGTCAGCACACGTTTTCCATTTTCCAAACGGCTTTCATTTTCAATATATTCTTTCATTTGAAGCGGGGCATCAAGTGCGTCTATGAATCCGTCGCCCATGTTTACGCCCCATTGTTCCCATGCGTCTTTCCCATTAATGAACAATTCTCCTTTCATATCAATACCCTCCCTGTGCCGTCATTGTCGATTTCATACTCTCCATTTATGTTTTCAAGGCGCACGACGGCATAATTGCCAACCTTTACATGCGCTTTCGCGCCGTGCATGAGGATAACCGTGTAGGCTTTTTCAAGCCCCGAAAATGACAATTCCGAAAAACCGCCGCAATCTCCCACGAGTGCTGTATCCGCATTGCTCCTGTTCACGGCTTGTTCGACAAACACGCCGTATTCTTTTACATTAGAAGCGATATCGCGAAATTTATCAATGTCCGGATAATTGTTTTTTTTGCAAAATTCTCGTCCTTGAGGAGAGAAGAATGCCAATGCAAGGCTTTTCCATCCGAATATCCTTTGTGCCTTAACGCAAGCTCCCATGCTGATCGCATCTTTTTTAATGTCGTTAACTTTTTTGTCCATATCGTATTAGTATTGATTATTGTACATTTTTTACAATTTGTCCTGTATTGTCAACAATCTGCTTGGTTTTCTTGACAGTATCGGTCATGAAAGATTCTAAATTTTGTCGTGTAAGGTCGTTATTAACGCCGAGATTAACCAAATCACTTATCCTTGAACCGATTTCATTTAATTTTACAGTCATTTCATTCAACTGGAGTGTCGGGAATGAGATGACAACTTGCTGCTTGTAATTATCCGCAACCATGTTTCTTCCCTCTGACGACACATTTCCGCCAATAGTGGCATAAATGTTTTTTAAAACGGCGAGTTGCTCGGATGTGATCTCACTTATTCCAAGTTCCGCATCGTACACAGCCGTAAGCCTGCCGCTTATTTCCGCCGCTTGGTCTTGCGTCATTTCCGTGCCGAACGCCCTTGCCGATGCGGATTGCTGCTCCGCGTCCTCCTTGAAGTAACCGCCGACTTGCTCCATGTAGCTGTTGGCAACATCCTCTGCGCCTTTCGCGATTGCGTCAAGCGTCGTCTTTTCCCAGCCCTCAATTACGCCGTCTTTCATGAACTCGCCCAGCTTCTCCATGAATTTCTGCACTTCGGGATTAAGCAAGTTTTTCAATTGTTCCAGCATGGAGGTGCGGATAAGGCTCTTCACGACATCCGCCGAAGCCTTTGCCGCGCTCGTGCCGTTTGCCCATGCGTCGGCGTATGCTTGCGCGAACTCGTCGATTGCCGACATGATATCCGTGCCGGTTATCGCTTCAAGGGCGGCTTCCTTGTTGTCCTCGATTTTCTCGTTTATTTCGTCAAGCTCGTTGCGCCAATCCTTTATCCTGTCATCGTCGGCATCTTTCTTGGTCTGTTCGAGCGCAATCTGCTCCTCGATAAGGCGTTTCTGCTGTTGCAGGTTTTTATTCTGCTCCCTAATCAAGCCAGCCGCTTCTGTGGAAAATGCCTTGTCGGCCTCGCGCCCGAGCTTTTCGTATGCCTTGTCGAGATTTTCAACGCTGTCCTCGATGTCTTGTATCTTCTCCTCGATTTTCGCGTCATGCAGTTCCGCAAGCGAAGAAGCCAACGATGAAACAAGCCCCAATGCCGCGCCTACGCCTGCTCCAATAGGACCGAACGCCGCGCCTGCCTGCGCTCCCGACATTGCTCCCGACAAAGTGTCCGTGGCGACTTTTATGCCGTCTGCAACGCCGGAGAAAGCGTCCGAGCCGAACGCCTCGAATAGCTTGGTGAACGAATCCGACAAGAAGCCGAGAGCGTTTGTTACCGCGCCTACGCCGTCGCTCACCAATGACAATGCTTCTGTCAGTTTTTTGGAATCGCCCTCGGAATTGAACAAGTCGTGAAAGCCTTTTGTAATCTTGCTGATTGCCGGACGCATTTCGTCTGCCGTTTCCTTGACATTTTTCAGATTGTCCGACGTTGCTTTCAGCTTTTCAGGGTCTTTGGAAATCGTGTTGAACTGCTCTTCTGATATGCCGAGCGACTTGCCGGTCTCCGCATCCCATTTGCCGGAAGATAGAAAGTCCAGCAACAGCTTGCCATAATCGTATATGCGCTCTAAGTCTTTCAGCGTCTTGTCCGTCATGTCGTCGAACAGCTCGCCTATCTTCGAAGTGGTTTTTGCCGCTTCGAAATCAAGGTCTGCAAATTCCTTGTCGCGCTCCTTTGCAAGCAATTTGCCTTGCCACGTATCTTCCCCTCCTGCTTCTTCTATCTTTTTCGCGTATTCGTCCGCAATGGCTTTGCGTTTTTCTTGATAGTCCCCATATTGCCGGATATAGGCGTTGTATGCCTCCTCGTTGGCTTTGCGTTCTTCCTCGTTTATATCGGCAATGGCTTTCTTGTAAATTGCAGCGGCATTGTCGTACATCGATTTCAACGCTTCGACCTGTTCCGTGTCCAACTCTTCGCCTTTTCCTGCCGCCATGTTGGCTTCTTTCATCTGCCTTGCCATGTCCCTTGCCTCCATGAGGCGTGCGCTCAAGTCAGCCGCCGCTTGCGCTTTGCGCTTCTCCGCGCCCTCTTCCATCAAAGCGAGTTCGTCCTTTTGGTTCTGCTCGATTATGCGGCGCAGCAATTCTCCTGCTTTTTCCTCGGCTTCCGCCCTTGCCTTGGCTTCTTCCTCGGCTGTGTTTCTTGTGCTTCCGCCCGGAGCGTAGCTTTCGGAGGTTTTGCCCACGAGCGTTTGCAAGCTGTTTTGCGCCGCTTGCAATTCCTTTGTCTTTTCGTTTATGACGGCTTCGATGTCCTTTCCTGTTTCAGGCTGCAAAGTTCCGTTTCGCAAGCCGGCAATCTCCCTTTGCAGTTCGTCAATCCTCTTTCGAGTTGCTGATATTTTCTCGGTTATGTCTGTAACAGCACCGCTGTCGCTTACGGACGCTTCGGCAGCGCGGCGGCTTATTTCCTGTTCGTAATTGTCAATCGACAACAAGACCTCATCAAGGCTTCTGAATGATACCTTTATTTTTTTGCCATAATTATTAAACCGACCATAGACATTAGTTGACCCTTTGTCAAATTTTTCACGTATATTTTTTAATATACTTAAATTGTATTTCAAATCATCATCGGTCATTTGGGCAAAATCTTCCGAATCGGCATAATTTCCGAAAACTTGCTCAATTTTTTTCAAATCGCGTTCTCTTGTCTTGTATAACTCCTCCATTTTGAGCAAAGATTTTCGAACACCGTTAACTTCTTGTCCAAAAAGATTTTTAAATGAAGGATATTTTTCTAATAAATCATCAGGAATTTCCCCATTTTTTTCAATTCCTTGTACTGCACGTGTTATTAATGCTTCTACGGCTCTTGGGTTTATAGAAAATATACTTCTAATATTTGGATCATAATTTTCTTCAAACGTTTCACGCAAATCTTCTTGGATTTCTTTCATCTTCTCTGTGTAATTCTTATACACATCAGAGCGTGCATCTGTCATTGCCCTTGCTTTCGCCGACGCTTCCGCAGCCGCCGTGACGCGGTTGTATGCCGCTTCAAGGTTTATAAGCTCGCCGCGCTCGTCGATAAGTCCGCCGAGATATTTGCCGTATTGGTCGATAATCTGCTGCTTTGCCTCCTTGTATTCCTCGCTGCCTTCCTTTGCTCCTTCAAGCGTTCCGAACAAGCGGTCGATTTCCTCGCGTTCCTTTGCCACCTCCGCGTGGAAATCCGCCATGACCTCGTTCAAGTCAATCAAAGATTCTGTCAAATCATCAGATTTTTTTGAAAACGTTACGAAATAAGTAATAGCAGTTGCCAATACGCTAAGTATTAATCCTATCGGATTTGCTTTTGTCGCAGTATTGAAAGCAATCATAGCTTGTTTTGCTGTAGTTACTCCTTTGGCAAGAGAAATGAAAGCTTTTGCTATTTTGTAAATTCCTGCAGCTTCTTGTGCAACGGCGACAGCTATTACAGCTGCCTTGTAAGCGCCATAGGCAATGATAAGAGTCCCGATGATAGCTAATATGTCGTCAAGATTCTCTACAAGCTTGTCCGTAATTTCGATTCCTAATTCAAATACCCTATTATGCTCTTCCCCAAATTCGTTCAACTTCTGAAACAACTTGTCTTGTATGTTAGCTATCTGTTGCGGCCAAGTCCCTGCCGAATTTTCCATAAGATTGTTGAATTTGCCACCCTCGCTTGTCATATTCTTGAATGCTTGTTCAACCTCCTTAAATCCGACTTTCCCAGCTGTAACAAACTCTCCAACTTGATCTTTTGATACTCCGAGGACTTTTGCCAATTCTTCGTAGATGGGAATACCACGTCCGGCAAATTGACGAATATCAATAGTCATTGCACGCCCTTGCGTGCGAAGCGTGCCATACAAATAAATAAGTTGCCCTATTGGTATTTGCAAGCCGGCGGCTACGTCTCCAAGCATTGAAAGCTCTTTAACAACATTTTCTGCCGAAGAACCGTATGCAAGCAATTGTTTTGCGCCTGCAGCTACATCTTCAAGGTTGAATGGTGTTTTTGCCGCAAATTGAGTGATGTCGGAAATAAGGGCATCCGCTTTTTCTTTATCTTGCAATATGGTTGAAAGCGCAACACGAAGCTGTTGCATCGTTCCTGTCGCATGCAACACCTCTGAAGAAAATCGGCGCAAAGCCATCGCGCCTCCTAATTCCAAAACAGTTCTGCGTATTGAATTAGCTAATAAATTGTTGCTACTTGTGGCTTTATCCGAAGTTTTTGTATATTCTTGATACTCCCTATTTAACCGTCTCACCTCCAACCTATTCTTTGCCTGTTGCTCTTGCAGTTCGCCTAAAGCGTATCTCTGTTCGTTTAAGGCTGCTTTGGCAAGATTCAATTCTGCTAATTTTGTATCTCTTTTTGAGGAGTATTTATCCAATTTGGAATACTGTTCAGACAACATGCGTACATCTTCCCTTGTCTCCCGAATAATTCTACGTTGCTTTATAATTTCTTCCGAGAGTTCATCGGATGCACGTGTCGCTGAATCTATTTTTTGCTTCAGTTCGCGTTCCATGACGGCTCCTGCTTTGGCTGCTTCTGTGGTCAGCCGCGTAAATTCCCCTCGCGCAGATGCAAGTTTTTCCTCTGTCCTGCGAATTTCTTGTTCCGGAGTTGATTTGCCAAAATTCTTTAGTTGGGCTTCTAATTTCGTTATTTCGTTACGGAGGCGGATAACATTGTCAAAATCGGCTCCAATCTTAAAAAAAAGCGTTGCCATAAATAATCATTCGTCAAATTTTCTATTCTTAAACATTTCACCGTCTGAAACTTCATGCAATACATCTCCTGTTGTAACATGGAGCTTGTCTTTTTGCATGATAACAAGATTTCTATATGGAATTTTATAAACAACTTCTTCGTAAGACAAATGCAGATTTTCGATGAACGTTGCGATTTGCCCCAACAGGCAATCATTTCCTATTGTTTCTGTTTTGCTGTCAGATTTGCTACGTTCTTGGCTAAAATCGACAGCTTTAAAAAATTTTCAACCGATATCAAAGAATAGCACGTTTCCAATGCTTTTACGATTTCGTCAAGTGAACCTTGCGCTAATTCTTCATAAAGGGAATCATCTCCCTTTATCAAATAAGATAACGCGCGAGCCGCGCAACCTATATTTTTCAAAGACTGAAATAGTTCTTTGACAGAAGAAGCATCATCCAAATCGGTCAAGCAATATGCCGCGCCTGCTATCTTATGAATTGTTGGAGGGTAAACAACGTAATATTTCCCATTTACAACGATTGTTTCGAAGTCCATTCCAAGAATGGAACTTGATACTATTTTTGCTGCTTTTTGTTCCATATATCTAAAAAAGCGGTGGATGCATAAACATCCACCGCACACTTATTAAACGTTGTGAATTTATGAAGAGACCAAAGTAAATCCTTGTTTGTCGAGCAAAATACGCCCATCAATGTCGGATAAAGTCCTTCATGCGGCGGAATCAACTTTAGTGCCGTCGAAAAGATAATCTGCCTTTACCCCATCATTAGGATTACTCATGGCCACAGCTGTTACACCGAGCCCGATATTCTTCTCGACTTGATTCCCTTTGGCAATTACCGCAGCATTCGTAAACACGATATAGTTCCCTGTTTTAGTCTTTCCAACTACAGCTTTGTTTACGATTCCCGGGGTGTCTGATGCAGCCCAACCTTCGTCCGTGCCAACTTTTTCTCCGCCTTGAAGGTTTACTTTGTCATCAAATGTCCATTCGCCCATGGTAAAGGCTATGGTTTTTGCGCCTTTTTGAGTTACATCACGATAATAAATCTCGCCATTCAACTCATTCACATAGTCAGTATATTCCGGATCATCTTCCGTGTATTGCCAAGTATCTTGATGGGAATTCAACACTTCTTCCGCAGTGGCGAGCCATGTTTTTAATCCCGAAGCCGTAAGAGCTTCGTCAATTACGTCGCCATACCATATTTGTTTGATTCCAATAAAAGGTTTTAATGCCATATCATTTTACATTTAAAACTTGAAACAAAATTCTTACATTCACATAGTGGCACCGCAGTTCGGTGTCCGCTTCAATTCCGATTGTATCAATCAGATAATAATAGTTAGAGCCGTCATATTCGCCTACAACCTCATTCAGAACTTCCTGCGCCTTTCTTTCAAGCTCCTGCAAACGTATCAGGTTCGCATCGCCGTCCATGTCCGGCACGCAAAGGTTCACTTCCACAAATCCTTTCTTCCAATATGTTTCGGGAGATTGGGATTTAGTGCGGATAATCACCCTTTCAGAAGATAATTCCTTGTGTTCGTCAGGGATGTTTCCTGCTTGGTAAACCTCTATTCCGAAAGCCTTGCAATCCTTGTAGAGAATGTTCGCTATGTCGGTCGTCACTATCACTGTATCAGCTCTTTCAATCGACGTTCTGCATACAAAGCAGCGCCACTTAATACTTCATAACCTTTGCTTTCCACATTCGAGGCATAGTTATAACCCTTGGGGCTTGCCGCGTCATTCTTCAGTTCCAAACCTTCGTTCGAGACGGAGTATTTGTTTGATTTTCGGAGCGTCCCTGTTCGGTTCTGATAGCTGCCGTGCTGTACGGCATAATCGACAGCCTCTTTGCCGACCTTTTCCTCTACTTCCTTGACTTCGCTTTCGCCTTGCTCAAAGAAGCCTTCAACGTCCGAAAAATCAAAATCTACTCCAGCCATATATCGCAACGTCCTTTCAGTTCCTCCGAATAACACTCGGCATTCTTGATTACCTTGCCCTCACCAATGACTTCCTGCGTTTCCTTATCCAAACACTTGACCATCGTGTCCAATGCCAGCTTCGTACCCTCATATACCACATGGTAAGCATATACCCATAACTTGCCGTTTACCGACACCTCCTGCATTTGGGAATTGTCATGGCAAAAGCATTCCGTAAGCTCGTTCCACGATTCGCCTCCAGTGCCGGGTATCGGTCGCCCGTACTCGTCACTCTCCGGCGGTATTATCGTCCTTACCTGCAATATGTGGGGTGCTTCGTCCAGCATTATAAGAATCTCACTTTAGGTTTGTCTGTGTTCAGTTCATCGTCCAAGCCGTATTTCTTGCACAAGAAAGCATAATACTCCTTGATGCCAGAAATATCCCAAGACTGGGATTTGGAATGGCCGTTCTCGGAAACGGATTTGGAAGTGGCACGGAGCAACAAGGAGGGAATGAAGCCGACTATGGAAACCGATATAAGACCGATATTCACACTCGTCAGTTCATCTTCCCCATTAATCCCCGATGACAAAGACATTTCCAAAAGGTCTGACTCCGACACCGTAACGCCGAAAGTCTGAAACTTGCCCTGTATGTAGTCAGCTACCGTCATGCCAGCATCGTATCCAAATCAAGTATGGTTATCTTGTTCGGATTCGTGTACTCCGGAATCCACTCGCAACCGTATTCCATGAAACGACCTTCGTCCGTACGCACGTTCGAGATGTACATGCCGCCCTCAGAGCGAGTGTACATCTTGCCCGGCACGGGGTCAGTAATCTCATACGGAGTATGCCAGCGCATACGTCCTTGCTTAGCCGTAGTGAACAGCGAAATGCGGTTGTCCTTGAACACCTGCTTCATCGTGCCGTCCGCCAGTTCCACCATATCCTCGTTGATGACGATAGGTGGCAAGCCTAATCCTTGGAAAATAGTCGTAGCCATTTGGCTTGACATGAGACCGGAGGAAATCTGCACTTCTTTCTGCGCGAACGATTGTTTGTAGAACTCACCGAAATCTGAAGATCCTACAATTGCGTTAATGAAAGTTTTGCGAGACATCTCCATTGAAACGAAGTTGCCGAACTTGGTGCGAAGTTCAACGACAAGATTCATCAGATACTTCACGAAATGAGCCTTGTCCGAAGACACAGGCGTAACCTTGTTCACCGGGAGCTCAATGTCAAGCAACTCGATACCTTGAGGGTTGTCGTCTACCTTTACGGAAGCCTTGCCCGTAGAGCGCAAGTCGCCGTCTACCAAGTCCATGCGCTTATGAGGAGCGAGCAGAACTTGACGGTAGTCATCAACAATGTAGTTGATGATGTCGTTCAACGCCGCGTTCTGATCTGCCGTGCGCGCTTGATTAAACTTGTTCACCAATTCCTGCAACATATCCAAACGCTCGTTGTCCATTTGGTATCGATCGCCCAAATAAGCTACCTCGCCATATCCCGAACCGAGCGACTTGCGTTCTCTCAATGGCTTGTTGGAGTTTCGATCGATAACCGAACCGGCGGTCACACCAGTTACCGTTCCGAGATAGGTCTTGAACGTGCGGCTTCTCGTCTCCTCAAAATCAAGGTGCTTTTTCCAGAATATTTGGTCAAGGCGGAGAGCCTGCACTCGGTCAATCACAGCCCGTACAATTTCAGGATCATTCAATAGTGTTTGAACAGTTAAATACATAAGCCCTCCTTTCTTTAATAAGTAAACATGAATCTGGCACCGAGAGAGGCCTTGTCCTTTTCAGAAATAGGAACAATAAGTCGCGTCGGTCTGATTTCAAAAGCCCGTCCAATAGCTGTAACGGTAGCTCCTTCTTCCACTTTCGTCCAAGCATAGTTCAAAGCTGTTGCTGTAGCTTTAGGAGTTTTTCCTTCCACAGCCGTCGCTTCAAACAACACATCGCCAACTTTTGCCGCGAGCGTCGGCGATTCTGCCAATGTGATAATATCATAATCTGCATTTGAGGTTGTATCTACCGATGTTACAGTACCTCCATTCGTCCCGTTTCCAAGATGGATACCTGACTTCACAAAAGACCCTTTTTTTATTTTCAATGAAGTTGTTCCAGCCTTGATTTTCTCTGCAACCTGCACATTGATTACAACAGTTGCTTTTCTTGCCTTAAAATCAAGGACAATAGGAGTTAACGGAGGAATAGCCTTTACACCAGTCAGATTATCCAAGACCAGATTGAAGCCGCCGGAATAGCGATACACCGTCTCGAAACGGCACATTTCCGGCATCACCTTTTCAATCGGGTCAAGATTATATTTCAATCCTGCTGCCATAATCTTTTTTGCCTTTTTACTTTTTACTGATTCTGTTTGTTAATCTCTTCTGTCCCCTTGTTGATCATTGCGGCGATGTCGTGATTCTCTTTCGCGATGCGCTGCTCTGACGTTTCGGGAGCTTTGTTCTCCTGAAATCCCGCGTTGGTAAGCTCCTGCTTCACGTCCTTGAAGTAGGCGTCCAAGTCCGTGCCGTCAGGTATGGCGCGGTCTTTCAGCATGAAATCGGGAATGCCGTACTTCTTCGCCACCGATGCGATTTGCGCGTTGCGCTGCGCCTGCGCCTCGCGTGCTTCGTAGGTTGAAAGTTTCTCGGAAAGGGTTTTGTTGGAATCAATAAGAGCCTGCGCCCAAGATGGCACTTCGTCTTTCTTTTTATCCTCTTCTTCTTTCCTCGTTTCTTCGGATTCCTCAATAGGCTTCCCGTCTTTCAGTCCATGCTTCTTCTCGTAGTTGGAAACTGCCGATACTTGCGCCTGTCCTGCACGGAAATCGCCGTAGTTGTTCAACACGTCCGAAAAGCTGATGCCCTCCACTATGGAGTTCACTTTTGTTTCGTCCGTAACACCCTCCGCCTTTTTTGTGGCGATTCGGGTCAAAGTGGCAGTGTCCACACCCGGGAACTTCGTTTGCAGTCCTGCCAAGATTTGTTCAAAGATTGTCATACCGTATGCACTTGATTGATAAATTCATACGATAAAGTTATGTATATGTATAGTTGAGAGGAAATATTTGAAAATACTATACGAAACAATTAAATGAATGTTTGTTTTTTGATTGATTCAAGGCACAAAAAGAAAGCGTGAAACCTTGCGGAATCACGCTGACAATACGTAGGTAGATAAGATGTCTATAGCTTTACATTCAATTCTTGATTAGTCAAACAATAATACATATTCTGTAGCTGATGTAAGAAATGAATGGATTTACTTATGCGGCAACAACAATTTTCATTGTCATACAAGTAAAATCCTTCTTTGGTTTCCTTTAAATAGTGTAAATCAGGCGACCAATATGAATCAAATACACTTTCATAAACAAAGCCGCATTTCTCCAAAAGCTCTGATGTCAAAGGTATAGGAGACAAATCTTTAGTAGCAACACATTCTACTTCGCTATAACAAAGCAATGGATTGCAATAACATCCGCATACAAGATTTTTTTCAGTTTCATAAGAATAAAAATTGCCATTTAAAGACAGCGATTTAACCTTAAATAATTGAGAATTTAAGGTTAAATAATTCCCTATTCTTAATTCTTTAATATCCACCATAATCACTTATTTTTGACAAATATATAAAAAATGGCGACATCGGAAAAGGTATCGCTAATATTATTCAACATTATTCAAAATGTCAGTAGCCCTATTTTACAGCTTGGTTATTTCTATTGCTGAATTTCGCCAGTTGTTCCTGCTTGGAGATTTCATTTTGCTGTTTCTCGGTCTGCTCTTCCTTTATCTGCTCTATTTCGTCCATCACGTTGTCAATGTTGCCGACAAATGTAATTGCCCTTTTCTGCGACCAAAGTTCACCATTCTTCGCTTTTAAAGCGGTATTTATCTTTTCTGCCAAATCTTCCAAGCGGTAGGGCTGCATCAACACATCAACATCTATCGTCTCAGACGCTTCCGCAAGATTGGAGTTGAGCGAACCAAGCGCAGAAATAAGGAAATTCACACGCCGTTGCATGAACTCTCCCACCGTCTCGTTAAGGTTCTCCACATTGAGGTGGGTGGACATGAAGACGTAATCGAATGCCACGCCTGAAACAGCATTCCCTGTTCCTTTCAGGCTGTCGAATGAGATACGCGGCGTGTTAGTTAGCCCATAGATTTGTGAAAGCAAGGTTTCTGTCTCGAATTTGACGGTCTCCGGCACCTGATTCCACGTCAGATATTGAGCATTTGCACTCATTCCGGTAAGCTGCACAATACGGTTCTTCAATTCTCCGCTTAGCTGCTCCACATCACCGAACAACATCAGAATGGGGAAGAAGTGATAGTCGATGCAATCGGCATAGTTGGAAAGGAGCTTCTCCAACCTGATACGCATCGTTTTGATTTTCTCGCAATAGGCTTCGGGTCGCCACATATAGATAATTGGCATTTTTTTAAAGTTATGCCGGAAAGAACCTTTATCCTGCCAGTTGCTATCAAGTTCCCATTGATATACCATATCCTTTGTGACAGTCATAAAACATACCGTCTCGTCATCGTCCAATCCTTTTTTCTTGTACTCGCGTGACAATGCCACCAAGTCGCCGTTGTCATCAAAGAATGGGTAGAGTTTGTCGCCACGAAACGGCGACCACAACACGCTTTTAAGGCGGTATTCCGGCATAGACTTGCCGAAGATTCCGGCAGCTTTGCGTTTCAGCTTCGACCAAAAACCATCGTCTTTCACCACGTACCAATACTCCGCAACCTCTTGCTCGGCAAGCCACGAACGCACGGCTTTTTTGTTCTGGTATTTAATTTTGTTCTTCTTGAACACCTGCTTTAAGGTTATCAACAAGCCTTCTTCCGACGGTTCGGGCTTGCAATCAAGTATCGGTTCTGTGCCCACCGTGAAAGCCGTCTGAATATTCACAATGTCCTGCTCTATTGGGAGGGCGATGCGGTTCGGGTCCACCAGTTTCTTTTGCTCCGGATCAGTGTGTCCCTTGCCCGTGGCAGGGTCTGTATATTTTTTCTCTGGTTTGATTGTAACCTTGATTTTTGGATATTTCTCCTCGTCGGTGATTATCTCGTGGCGGTTGGGATTCCAATCATTGTAGAGCTTCACCGCGTCGGGAAGTTCCGTTTTCCTGCCTTTCTTGAGGTAGTATATCTTTTGGTTGATGTCTTGCAATGCAAGCACTTCGTTAATGTCTCTCATATCACATTGCTAATTTAGGTTCGTATTCCTTTATCCGTTTAATTGACAAATCGTAATACTCTTTATCAAGCTCGAATCCGATGTAATTCCTATTTGTATTCATGCAGGCAACTGCAGTCGTGCCGCTTCCCATGCAGTTGTCTAAAACGGTATCACCTTCGTTTGTGTAGGTTTTTATCAGATATTCCAAAAGAGCCACCGGTTTTTGAGTCGGATGATAGAACTTTCCAATGGAATGCTCTTTTGGAATATGTATAATCGACTTAGGAAACTTCTCGTCCGAAATGACGGAAGGATATTCCTTAAAACTTCCGTAACATCTATTTGTCTTAGGCTGTCCAAGATTCCCTCTTGAATGGTTTCGTCTATGCCAATCACATTTTGTCATCTGAGGATGGTATGTAGGCAATTTCTTATAAAAGACACAAATATCTTCGTGATTTCTGAGAGGCATCCTGTTCGCATTTAAAAATCCCGTAGGAATGTTCTTATCCCATACAAGGTTGTATCTCCACATCTTCTCGTTGCTCAACATTAATTTTGCTGTAAACATTCCTTGGGCAAACAACAGTATTGCTCCATTGTCTTTTATTATGCGCTCATACTGCTCCCAAACCTTATCCATCGGTAGAATTTTATCCCATTGCGCATACCTGTTGCCCCTGTTCAAAACCCCATACGGCAAGTCGCAGATGACACAATCCACACTCTTGGAGGGAATGCGCCTCATTCCCTCCAAACAATCCTCGTTGTATATCTTGTTCAGTTGTAACATCTCCAATGTTTTAATGTTCGAATATTCCTGAATAGTTCTGCGGTGCTCTACGTCCCATCAATTCCATCATACAAACGTACCTAACTCCATCTATGATGTGGTTATAATCATCCACCGGTTGGTTGAGCCATTTGCCATCCTTGTCCTGTTGGTATATATAATTGTCAAACTCCTTTTTAGCATTGAGGGAGTTCTCGGTTATATATATCTTCTTCGTTTTCATGAAGTCTATGCCAGCCTCTATCGAGCCGGGGAACTTCTGTACGGGATAGATATTCAGCCCTCCATTGTGTATTTCCTGCAACAGGCGCGGATCTGCACATTCAGACCATATCTTACGGCTTGGCAATCGCTTCAACGCCTTGATGATGTCGGAAGAAAGCATGTTCGTCTGATAAAACTTCTCGTCAATATACAGGGCGTTGTCCAAAAACCCAACCTCCGCACAAGCGGTTGGATCGTTGCTATAACCGAAATCAAGACAATACCAACGCCTTTTTACCCAAATCGGAATTTCTTTGATGATGGTGTAATCGTCGAAGATAAGACCCTCAATCTTGGCGCGCTTGCCCAGCCCATAGATAAGCCATTTGCGTTTGTCCGCCGTGCCTTGCGCAAAATTGTATTCCGTAGGCTCATAGGAAAGTATCTTTCGGCGCATATTCTCAGGGATAAACGGATTGTCTATCATTGTGGAGTGGTCAAAATAACAGTCATCGCGGGGGCATACATTGTCATAGATCCAATGCTCCTCCGCCGACGGGTTGTAATCCAAGACGGCAAATCGGGAGCAGCGTTGTTCTAATTGGTCAAAGTCGTCTTTTGACGCTTCCATCGCCTCGTTTATCCAAAATATGTCGGTAGTGAGGCCATGTAGCCGCTGTACGTCATCCAAACCGACAAACTCAAATGTCGTGGTGTAAAGTTGGATAACCTTTAATGTGTTGTTTATCTTGCAGGAATTAAACAATCCGACTTCGATAAGTATGTTTTTGAAATCCGTCCAAACAGTAGATGCAAGCCATGTTCCTTTCTTTCGGGCAATGACCACGCGATTAGGCTGCTGCCAATTGATAATGGCGTATAGGATAAAAAGCTGGATAAGTGAATAGGTCTTTGAAGAACGGGAGCCGCCCTCAAAGACAAACACGTGAAACCGACCGCTATCCAACGCTTTCTTTGCGCGGTAGAAAATCGGAGTGCATTTCATACCCAGTTCACTCATCTTCGTCTTGCTTTAATGTTACCGACTTGTCTTGCAGCTCCAGCAGGTTAGGGTCATTGGTAACGACTTGCACGTTCACGCTCGGAGGCGTAACCATATCCTTGCCGTTGGTGGTAATATCCACTTTGGAAACTTCTTTCTTGCGCCATTCTTCATCATGGTGGTACAGCCAAGTGGAGAGAGCCTGCATATTGGGCGGCAGTTCGGTTTCTCCTTCGGTGGTCTGTATCTCCTCATCTTCGGTATAAACTCCGTCAATTTTCAGCTTCCGTGTCGTAACCGTCTTGTTCTTGATTTTCTTACCACCCAAAGCAGCTTTCAGATATGCACCACGCACGATGGAGTTGATTTTGCGGCGACCGCGCGCTAAGACTTTAGATAATCGGGCAGACCTGCGTTCGTTTTCCTCGTCCGACCACGCTTCATAGTTACCGTTCTTCATGCACGAAAACATTTCAGGGGACAGCGAAACGCCAAACTTGTCATCCAGCGCATCCGCTATCTCCGCATCGGTCAATCCCTGCATGGAGAGCGCAAGGATTTCATCGTAGAAATCATCACTGTCGTAGTCGAATTTCTTGGGTCTTGCCATAAATTGTTATCCGTTACTTAATCCTCTTCCTGCTGTCGTATATCCACGTCTATTACGAAAATTTGAGTACGACAATAAGGAAGCATCTACTCTTAAACTTCTTGCTAAGTTTTGTGTTGCGTTGCGTCCAGCACGAGTTATACGCTGATTGTTAGCAATATTTCTTGCGATATTTCCGCCTGCTGCGTATGTTCTTCTCAATCTTCTTGTTGTGTCAAGAATTTCGCTAAAACTTCTTTGTCTTCTTCTGACTCGGCAAATGTTTTAATCATTAAACAATATCATTCCACACGCTCGACTTGATTGTCGAACACTTCTCCTTTGATAAACTTTTGGTAAGGGTCATACCCGAACCGCTCACAGAAAGCCGCCTTAGCTTCCCAGGTGTCAAAGGACAGCATCAGGTAAGCATCCATGTTAGCTGCTGTTTCCTGAGCCTGTTCCTTAACTTGTTGTTTCACGTCTTTCATGTGGGCGACCTTTTCGGCACGCTCCAACTGACGGGCTGCTTTCTCGGCTTCTTTCTGCTCTGTGACTGGCTGCATCATTTCTTCCAATGCCCCAGCCAAAGAGTTTTCTTCTTCGGTCTGCAAAAGAAAATCACAGCCTATCATGTTCAAGTCCGCATCGGTCAGACCTGCGTCCTTATAGTCAATGTCGGGAACCAAGCGGGCGAGGGCGTCGTAATCCCAAGAGCCTTGTGCATTAGGGTTGTTCATCAGAATGTTTAACTCCTTTTCCTGCTTCTCGTCCACGTCTATGACATCGACACGGATTTTGTAATCATTCTCAGGGAACTTCTGCAACTCGTCCATCACGCTCAAACGCTGGTGTCCGCTGACTACGGTCAATCCTGTGCGCTTGTTCACGACAATGCCGCCGACCAAACCGAACTTCTTTATTCCACGCTTCAATGTCTTGCGGCTATCCTCCGATAGCTTACGTGGGTTGTAGTCTGCAAAGTGAATAGCGGAGCGGTTAAGCTCTACCGATTCACTCTTGATGTATTTGCTTAGTTCCATATTAGCCTGCATTATTCCCTCTTGCTCTTCTTTGCATATTTTGAACGGCTCTTGCGATACGCTGCTCATTTCTTCTATATGCTGCTTCATTAGTTCCTGTATTATACAAGGCATTCAAGTTTGACAATGCTCTCGCCCTACGGGTTACACCCAAAGAGAGCCATTCTCTTCGTTCTTGTGATACACTTCTTGTTCTGTCTCTGCAATCCTCCTACTAATTTTGTTTGTTATGGTACTCCCAAAGCACCCTTTCGCACATCGGGAATGTTTTATAAATCTTCCGTAAGTCCTGCGGATAGTTCTTTTCCAACCACAAAAGGCAATCCAAGTTAAAGCCTACACCGTTGCTTGCTTTGAGCGAATAACGTACTGGTTCCGGTAACCCGTGCTGCTTCATGTAGGCAAGAATGTCCTTTTGCGTGTAATCGGCAAGCGGATAGACCAAACCGTTGTTCTCGTAGTTGTTCGCCTCGTAACCGTTGAGCATAAGCCTTCGGTTCATGCCGTCGGCTTTCTTCATTCCCAAGAATGCGTAACGTATGCCATATTTAAGCTGCATCGCTTTTACCACATCGGCAAGTTTCAACAGCTTCACTTTCGGATTAGGTACGCAATACAAGCCGCTACGGAGAATATAGGTCAAGTTCCAATGCGGCACTTGCACAAACTCTATTCTCGGGTATTTGGCTTTCACCCATCCAATCCAGCGGTTGATATGTTCCAAGTCCTTGACAAAGTACATGAACACACAGACAATGCGCTCGAACTTCGGATAAAGCATATCAAGCAAGACCAAACTATCCTTGCCCAAAGAGCAAAACAATAGACAAGCATCTGACTTCTGCCGGATGCTGTCTATTGAATTATATGCTTTCTCTTGCAATGCCATTATCCAGTACTCAAACCGAATGCGGCACGAATGTCGCGATAACGACCTTGTCTGTTCGTGGCGCGACCGCCAACTGTACGATACCGAACACGGCTAACGCCCGTAACTCGGTTGATTCTGTTTCTTACGCTTCTATCGACTCTGCATAAAAATTAGATGGTTAATAATCAGATTTCTCTATCACTTTGCCCAAGTCATACACGATTTGGGCGGCTGCATATTCTTTGCCATTGTGCTCATAAACGATGTCATTACCAGCTTCATCGCAAAGTATCTCAATATGCGCATCTTTCACCTCTACCACAGCATACGGGCGTTTGCCCGAATATGCGCCAGTCAAAAACTTGATAGCGTCATACTTCACCGGCACTAAATCAATATCGCCTGATTCTTCATCTTCTGACGGCAATGTATCTTCATCGTACTCTTTGCCGTTCAGCAGATAGCGAAAATACTTCTTCGCGTTAGTGGGGCGAATTTCACGAAACTCTTGTTTCTTCTTGCCTGCAAGTATTTCATCGAAATACTTCTGTTTGATCGATAACGTTAATATGTTCATAATTCATGTTTAATAAGTACAATTTGTAGCGGGTGGCAGATTCGAACTGCCGGCCTTCACCAAGTCAAAGTGACGAGCTGCCACTGCTCCAACCCGCGTTTTGCTTTATACAAAGAAAGCAAAACAGCACTAATCGACAAACTAACAAACCCTTTGCAACAAAACATTAACTTGATTGTTTGTTATTCACTAAAATAAGGCATTGTTAAGTCAAAGCCAGTGCATATTCGAATAATAAATGCCATTTAATCGCTTATAATTGCCATATAACTTTACTTCGCCTTTATACATCATCGCGAATCTCGAATAACCACATATTCGAGATATAAATAAATCTGACAACCTTGTGCCATACCCGAACTGCATTATAGTAGGGCATATTGTCGACCGAAATGCCGTTTCGCTGTCAGTCATGTCACCAATCGGATTAACAGGCAGCGTGCCATTATGGGCAAAGTAAACGTCATCTTTCACAAACGGGTGGCAATTCGACTTGCATACAGATCCATGTGTCGCGAACCTGAAATGAACAATGCAATCTTCATCATCGCCCACCTCTGACAAATGGCGCAAAAATGTACGATAATCCAACCCTTTGTAATAGTGATTCGTTGAAACAAAGCCAAAGCCATCATGATTTATCTTCTTGATTTTGCCTAAAATATCCATATTGGGCATTTCAACGCCTTTTGGCTTATATATTATGCAACACATATTCTTGTAATTTATTGGGGCGAGGCTCAATTAAGAGCCTCTGCCCGTGATTTGAAAAAAGATTTTTCTTTTGCAGTCAAAAATGGTATCTCGTCGATTGTGCCTACCTCATTTTCAAGCACATTGCTTCTCGACCACCTCACCAATTTAGCACAAAAACTCACCCAATTTGAAATCTTATCAAAATCTGTAGAACCCTGATGTTGCCTGAACTCTATCGTCTTATGACAAGAATAAGAGCAAGCATTAACCTTGTAATATCTATTGCCGTTCATTGCGTCATACACGTCATTCTTGTTTGTGCAAAATGAAAAGTCCATGCCTTGCAAACTTTTGCACCATTGGCTGTTATTCTCACGTCTTGAACGAGCCATAAACGTATCAATTACCTTTTCAAGTTTCTGATAATTCTTGAACACGTTCACATACGCCTTGTCAGACAATTTTTGCGCCCCTATATGCACGTGCAACCCTGTCGATACATTCACCTGCGCATTTGCCTCATTCAACGCCTTGCAGCAATTTTCAAGGCTTTTCATGCCGTCTTTGCCTGTCAACACAGGCGACACACATTCAATCGGATTCTCGCCCCTGATAGAAGAGTCTGAAACAAACTTGTAATAATGCCTGTTATCGGTGTGATTGTACCGTCCATATTGGAACGGCATGTTGTTTCTTGTTGCACATTCGCGCATCACGCTCGCAGCCACAAGACATTCTATTTCGACGCCGAATGTGAATTTGAATGATTCTCTTACCTGCTTGGGCAAGTCGGCAAGCACGATGTCGATTTCATGCTTTCTAAGCCCTAACTTAATTAAAGCTTCTTTCTTCACAGCCTTAGAACCTTTGCCGTTCTTGATGTCTTGTATTTCTTCGCTTAACGTTTTCATGTTTTCTTATATTAAGTTTTACAATGTGTGGTTAGATATTTATATTATTGATTGACAATAAATTTGCTCTCTTAAAGCTTCGCCAATCCTCACGCTCTGTGTCGAAGTAGGTAAATAATGTATCATTCGCTTTTCTGCCTGTGCCTTTTGTTTCAGGCAACAATTCTTCTTGCAAGCTGCCAAACGCCTCTCTAATCTCGCCTGACACTTTGCGATAATAGAAGCGTACAATCTTCTGCTTCATTTGCGTTTTAAGCTTCATGTTAAGCCATGCGACTTTCAGAGCCTCGCTCATCGTGTAACCGTTTTTGCGGACAAATTGCCATGCAAGATTCATCACGCTGCTTAAAAATTCTTTCGTTCTCATATTTATCATTTTATATTTAGTGTTTCTTGTTGTTGATACAAATGTACTGTCATAGTTGAACGAAAACAAATATTTGTTTAGTTTTAACATAACATTAACTATATTGCTGTGTTATGTTAAAATATTACAAACGATTAAATTGGTTCTATTAAAACTTGTCTTTTAGATGTCGAGTGTGTATATTTGCGGACAAATAAAACTAAACTTATAAAATGAATATTAAGGGAGTGATTAAAGCGCATGGGTACACCTTACAGCGTATAGCGGATGAATGGGAGGCGCATAACGGCAAGACGATGACAAAAGGGGCGCTATCAATGGCAATTAACGGGAATCCCACGTTAAACACGTTACAGAGTATCGCCAACGTGATAGGCTGCAACGTGGGAGACTTCTTCGCCGACGAACTCGGAAATACAATTGTTTGTCCTAACTGCGGAGCAAAACTTGAAATCAAGAAAGCAGATAATCTTATTGTTAAATAATTCAAAATAATTAGGGGAAGGGTGAGATATTATCCGTATATTTGCGCAAATGTTTAACAATTTAATCATACTGCTATGAAAAAAGTATTATTTGCGGTAATATCCTTATTTCTTTCATTATCAATTAATGCTCAAGATTTCAAGTTTGAAAAGATAATTGAAATCAGCAAATCTCAATCTGAATTATACTCATTATCAAAGATGTTTGTTGCTGATTTTTGGAACTCTGCAAAAAATGTAACACAAAATCAAGATGATGCATCATCTACAATACAATTAAAAGCAATAAAAGATTGGAAAATAAAAGGAGGAATGGGATTATCTAATTTATATACATATAAATATTCCGTAAAATTGCAGGCAAAAGACAATAAATGTAGAATCCAAATATACGATATTAAATGTATTGACGCATACCAATCCGGATTAGGAACAAAATATGAAATTCCGCAAATACAACCTTTTACAGGTAATGATACAGATCAAAAAACCAAGTCAATGGGAAGAGGAATTTCAAAGAAAAAAGCTGTTGAAATGATGAATGATTTAACCTCATTCTTTAATTCAATAATCACAGCTTATGAAAAACAGTTAAAAAATTCAGATGAAGATAACTGGTAATTTTTAAACGTCCTATCATTAAATTAAAATAACCTTTTAATTAGGATGACAAGGCGTTTGATGTTAAACGACAAAACATTTTATTCCAGCCCCGTTCTTTCCGGTTCGGGGCTATTTATACAGGGCTTCCGCCCTGCCCTGCTGGTTACACTTGCTTATTTGAATCTCTAA